TGGTGCGATTTCACACAAAATGGATTGGCACGTACACTAAATTCGCGGCTGGGTCAACAAAACGTACACTGGAACGGTCTTTTGCGTCGGGCGGCGTTCCCTCTGAATCCAAGCCGCCCGACGATAGCTAATAGCCCTATAAATCACCAACCCACTCAGCAACGCTAATGGCCACAATAACAATGACACTTGTGATGTAAACCAGCAACCAAAAGCACTCAACCTTGGTGATTTTACTAGCCGCAATCGTTCGTTTCCGTCCATCAAGTCCAACACCATAAAGCTCAATGCTGGCTCGTTCAAAATAAAGATGCAGGCAAACGAAAAGGAATACCAGGTGCAACACCAACATGAAGAACATGGTCACGGCAACTCTCCATCAAGTGTAAATTCATCGAAGTGAAACTCAGAACGATCTTCGGGTGGAAATGCCTCCTGACCTTTCTTCAACTGGTCAACAAGCGCTTGGGCTTTGTCTTCAGTCGAACAAACACCTGCAGTAACGTCGTACTTTGCAGGCTCGCCATATGAGTTGCACTCAGCCCAACTCTCTTTCGTTTCATAAACCACGAAAACTTGCATAATCACCTCGTCAAAACATAAGCTGCAAAGCAGAGAAAAGCCACATAATACAGAAGATCAATTATTTGATCCATCACGACTCCTGATGCGCTCTCTATAGCGCTTGTTGTATTCGACCTGCTTGGCACGCTTGTGCGCCAGCCGCGCCACGTCAATGTCGCTGTTGTGGGAACCAAAGAGCGCGGCGGCTTCGTCCAGATCAACTGCCCGACCGTTGGCATGGAATGTTACGCGTGCGACACCTGGTGTTCGTCTTGCGGTGCAATGGAAAGCGACTTCTTGCCCGCCAACGACAAGATTGACCTTCACGATTGCGGTGGCGCGTCGCGGCTTGACCACTCGAAGCCGTGCCGTCTCAATCACCTTATTCAAGTCGCACTTAAAAATTTTGGTCACTTTTCGCTCTCCGATTCATCTCACGCCGACGTTTGTCAGCGTCACGCAGCCGCTTCTCTTTGTCACGCAACAGCCAGGCCTGCCACCGGGCTTCACGCTTAAGACGTTGAGCGCGCGTCATTGGTTTCTCGCAAAGTAGACGCCAAAACCGCCGTCACTATATTCAAAGATAACGCCGCAGCCAGGAATAGTAGATAACTCGGCAACCTCATATGCAGCGCCGTTTCCGCCGCCGTTTTCATCTTCGCCATAGATATAGATGGCTTGACCGTCAAAAGTCTCTGGATCAACAGTGGCGCCACGCATGTCACGGACTTTTCCATCAGCAAACTGCTGCATCTCATACATAAACCGCTCGGCAGCACCAGTCAATTCGCATGTGTACAGCACAAACACAACGTCGTCCGGCTTTTCTACGCCGAGTTGCTTTGCAACCCACATTTCGAATGGCTCGCGGTCGTTGGCGTTGCCAAACCAAAGGTCGTCAGGCATGCCGGTTTCAAACTTAAGCAACTCTTGAGGGATGGTGAACTTATCCATTATTTCAACTCCATAGCACGTTTGATTTGCTTGGACAGCGCCTTATCCGTCTTGAAAGGATTGATCACGATACGACCGCTTACTTTGATGTCTTTGACGTCGCGGCGATCTAGGTGCTGCACGAGAATTTCGACCTTATCAGCTTCGAAGATGTCGTGGATGATCGACCAGCCGTCTTGCTGATCTGCAACGTAGACGATTGCGCGGAAAGATTCGCCGCCGTAGCGTTTTTCAGTTTTAACGAATTCGACGTTTTGCATTTTAAATCTCCTATAGAGTTAAGGTCTGATAAAGAGTATATCTCTACCAGACCTGCGCGGCAACTGCTTTAGTGTACTACTTTGATATTTTAACTCGCCAAACAACTTCAGATTCCAGTGGGACAACGACTGAATCTGTATCGAAACGGCATTGTTGACCATCGCTTAGCCCAACAGCATTTGGCATTCCCGTGCCTTCTTCAAATTCATCGATGAGCATGAAAACTTCAACGCAGTTGTCTTGAATGGCTTGAGTGAATGTGAAGGAATCTCCTGGTTTTAGAAGGCTAAGCGATGACGTGATTGCCTCGCTGATCATCTGTCTTTGTCTCATATTACGCTCCAATGCACGTCGCATTTAACACGAACAACCTTATCTCTTGAACCGAAGAGGCAAGGCTCCATGTCGTTAAGACAGATAGCGTTTGCAGTCCCATTATCGACGAATTCCGATTTCTTTAGAACGCCGAAAATTGATGTGCTATCTCCACGAACAGCAGAAGAGTGGATGAAAGTATCGCCTGGTTTTAAATCTTCAAAGCTTACTTCATCAGGGTAATGTCTTTGCAATACGAATCTCATAACTGCACCTCTTTCTTTAAGAATTTCATCCCTGCCGCAGTCCAGTTGAACTCTTCAACGGTAAGGGAATATTGATCGGTTGATTCGATGGTGCCGAACTCCTTGTTCAGCCGCCAGCAAAACCACTTGCTGACATTGCCGCCTCCGTTCATCACCATGCCATATCTGAAGTCTACTGGGCAATCCTTGTAGGCGCCAGAAAGATATAGAGTGTTGCCATACGGCATCGGAATCTTTGCCAGCGTCTCGAAGCCGTCGATGTTTGGATCAGCTGAAACGGACGCAGGCGCGGCAAGCGTCTTTTCTGATAAAAGACCGTACAATGCGCCAGCCAGCAGCGCGGTGATGATGGCCAACGCGATTTGTCTCATGCGTAAAATTCCGATTCCGTCATGTAAGACAGATATGTGATGGAAAGGATGGTTACATCTGGGCCGAGTGAGTTGTACTCTGACACAATGCCACGTTTGATGATTCCGATTATGGCGTCAATGTCGCGCTTTGTCAGTTGGTCGCCGTCAACGCCTGGATTGGATTGCATGTAAATGTGACCATATCCATTAGAGCCGTCTTTGCACTTCCAGCGATATGAAACGAGGCGGAAATTACAAGGCTGAGGATTTGGATACAATGGATTGACAGGTTTCTTTTTCTTAAAAGGCCACATGATCTGTTCCTTTAGTGGCCCGGTCGCGGCTTTATGCGACCGGGTGGTGTTTTACTTGAGGTTGAAAAGATACTGGATGCCGTTGTGCTCGAAAATGGCCGTTTTAGCCTCTTTCAGCTTCAGGCGGAACCGGATGTGCTTGGAGTCTGGCAGCGAATAGTCGCCGAACGCCGCGCGAACAGACTTGTGATCTGTGGTTTTTCCGTTGACGGTTACGGTCACGCCGTTGCGGGTGAGGCGAGCCGCCTTGACGCCGCTGTCGTTCCAGCTTGCAGCGATGGAGGCGCTGTTTGACTGGATGTTTGCTGGGCGCTTTGATGGCTCGTTGTCGTCGCTCTTGGTGCCTTCCAGGTCTTTACGCATCTTTTCTTCCCATTCTTCATCAGAAAGATCAGCGCCAAGATCTTCAGGCGTAAGCTCGATGTTTTTCTCAACCTTCGTTGCGCGCGCTTTGCGTGTTTTATGCACTTTTGCGCCGCTTTCCTTTGCTTTGATGACCGCATCGTCATTTTTGGCTGCAATATCCTCGCTGCCGAGCGCCAATTGGGCGGCGAGCAATGCTAAAACCTTCTTCACCGCCGTTTTCTGATCAGAAAACTTCTTGATCATCTTGTCGGCAGGAACGTTTGCGTTGAAATAGGCCAGCAAATCCTTCATATCTGCGGCCTCAACCAGTTCACGGCTGGCGAAACCGGCTTCGTCACAGAACGGCAGGCGTTTGGCCTCGGCCTTTTGGTTGTTCGTCGGCTTGTCTTTGAAATACTCTTCAATTTCTTCCAAAGCAACCGTCAAACTGACTGCCGTCGGGCAAAGTTGCGTTGAGAAAAGCTTGTATCCTTCGTCGGTGAGTTGGATACTGCTGGAATCATCGCTCTCTTCCACGACGATGGCCATGCCCTTCTTAGAAAGTGTCGAAACGACGCCTTTCACCTGCGAGCCGGTCTTGCCTACGGCCTCACCGAACTCGTCAACCCACAGATAGGTGAGTGTTTCACCTGAATTCTTCGGGCGCGAACCGTTGGCCGTTGTCATTTCGCTGAAAGCGATGACGGCCATGATTTGCGATTCAAACAAAGTTACATTCATTTTTGACTCTCCAGATTTCGGCGACCCACTCGCCATTTCGATAGTTTCAATTATAGTGGACGTCCACTATAAGGCAACCGTTTAGTGTACTTTATTGTGTAGCTCTTGGTCGCGCTTTTCCTTCAATTCGCTCCAGTAATATTTGAAGTGCATCTGAAGGTCGATTGCGCAAGATTTGGTGATATCGACTTGAACGGCAAGCTTGACGATTCTGACGATGCGCTCTGGATTTCCTTCGGCGCGGTTGCGGTGAGTGTAGTGATCCTTGGGATCAAACAGCGCGGCTACTGTGTGCCGCTGCTCTTCTGATAAGGAGCGTAAAAGCCCCTTGGCGGTTCGCCGAATTACCGGCTTAGTGGTTGACATTCTTGACGTCTCCCATATTCTTTACCAATCTGCGAACCGTTTCAGGATCAACCATGTCAAGGTCGCAGTGAATTGAGGTTCTGAAGTCTGGCGCCTTGTCGCAAGAATCGCCTTCACCGGCCTCAAGTTGCGCGCGAAGCTTGATGAGGTCTAGACGCTGGCGACGCATATCGGCTCGGATTGAGGTAATCACCATAAAGATGATGAAAATAAGCGCGAAGCAAATCGCAGAGCAGACAATGAGAAAGTTGATTAAAGTATCCATCGTTATCCTCCAGGTTAATAGGCCTATCTATTATCGTCCACCCGTCCATTTTAGGCAACAATACAATGGATATAATACACGGCTTTACCACTGGCGATCAATCCGGCTATAATCGTGTTAAATTAACATTAATAGGCACCACCATGTATAAATTAAATCCCGCGCTCAGGGACTTCTGGATGACGCCAGCGCGAAATAAGGTGTTGCCAGGCGGCCGAGCCAGTTCCAAGTCTCACGACGCTGCAGGCATGGCCGTATTCCTGGCGGCAAACTACACGCTGAAGTTCCTTTGCGCTCGTCAGTTTCAGAACCGCATCAGCGAATCGGTATACACACTGATCAAGGACAAGATTGAGAACTCAGAATACAAAAATGACTTCCACTTGACCAACAAATCCATTTACCATAAGAGAACAGGCTCTGAGTTCCTTTTCTATGGTATTGCTCGAAACCTTTCAGAAATTAAGTCAACTGAAGGCGTCGATGTGCTCTGGCTGGAAGAGGCTCATTATCTGACTGAAGAGCAGTGGGATACAATTGAGCCTACAATTCGTAAAGAGCACTCTCAGATCTGGGTGATATTCAACCCGGATGAAGAAATGGACTTTGCATATCGCCATTTTGTTCGCAATCCTCCGCCTGATACTGTTGTTCGACACATCAACTGGGATGAGAATCCGTTCTTATCTGATACGATGCTGAAGATCATCAAAGCCATGTATGAGACTGATCCAGTTAAGGCTGAGCACATATATGGCGGCGTGCCTAAAACCGGCAACGACAAATCTGTCATATCCATGCTTTACGTCAAGGCCGCGCTGGACGCGCACAAGCACCCGACGCGCGGCTGGGAGCCAACCGGCACCAAGCGTATTGGGTTCGACGTTGCGGATGATGGCGACGACGTGAACGCATACGCCAAGATGCACGGCAACGTACTGCTTGGCGTGACTGAATGGGAAGGTCTGGAAGATGAATTGTTAAAATCTTCCATGAAAGTCTATAATGCCGCGCTTGAGTTCGGCGCAACGATTACATATGACTCCATCGGCGTTGGCGCGCATGTTGGTTCGAAGATGAAAGAGTTGAATGAGGCAAGGAACTTCAACATCCAGTACGACCCATTCAATGCTGGTGGCAAGGTTGATAATCCAGATAAGGTATACATGGAGTTGCCTCATACAAAGATTCTGAACAAGGATCATTTCTCAAACATCAAGGCTCAAAAGTGGGATGAGGTGGCAACTCGTTTCCGTAAGACTTATGAGTATGTAACACAGGGCGTTGATCACCCGGTTGATGAACTCATATCCATCGACACAAGCGGCTTCACAGAGAAGGAGCTTGACAAGCTCAAGATGGAATTGTCAGCGCCGCGCAAAGACGTGGATATGACCGGCAAGTTCAAGGTTGAGGCGAAAAAGGACATGCTTAAACGTGGCATAAAATCGCCAAACGGTGCCGATGCAGTAATCATGGCGGCTATCCAGCCTAAACGTAAGGCTGCTGGGTTCTTTGATCTTTAAAATAAGAAAGCCCGGTGAAAACCGGGCTTCTTTGAGTACCGCATTGAACGTTACATTTTGAATTCCTTAAGCATTCGCTTGCCGTTTGCTCCAATCGTCCACTCACCCAAAACCTCTACCCTGATGCCGGCTTTCTGGAAGCGCTTGACAACCTCCAGATCAACCGTCCAGTGGCCGTCTATAAGTACGGCAGATGATGGGCGAACAGATGACTTAAAAGCAACCAGACGTTTCATGAATAAATCCTCTTAAAGGTTAGGTGGAATTAAATAATAACTCCACCCGACCGTAAAGTCAACCAGTAATGCGCTTTTGAATCAATTCCAGGATGATCTTAACATCGCCCAGCGAACGAGACGAATCCAAGGTCACTTCATCGAGTTCGTGGATGATGCCGCCGTTGGCATCGACCGTTTCGCAATCAGCGCCGTAATAAGGCGCGCGACTGCCATCCAGATTTTGCAGCAGGTCATTCAACTGATCTCTAATTTGCTGAATGATGTCTCTGTTTGCCTTTAAGTTGGCCTGGATCACCAACAAGTCAACGCGGCGCTCAAGCGTGTCGCTGGCTTCAAAGTGAAATGGCGCGTGGTCACCTGCTTCGCTTCGGATATCGACTGCACGACCTTGCGGTGCTGTTTTCTTTTGGGTTGCCATGTTAAGTCTCCTTCAGACTTGCGTGAATTATTTACGAGCGGCGTTTTGCTTGTCGCTTGCCGCGATGATTGCCGCGATGATTGCCTTGGCGCGCTCAATATCCATTTGATCGTTGGCGCCTACGCTCTGGCTGTTTTGAACAAACACGGTCACAGCCTGCTGGCCTGACTTACCATTGTTGGTGCACGCCCATACCAGGCAGAGGAACCAAACGATGACTGTGAAGCCAAACACGAGGTTTACAAGCAGAATCGCGACCCTTGAAGGGTGATTGCGCTTGAATGCGATGATGGTCGGCAGAAAGTAAACTGCAACGGCCAAGACAAATACTACAACGGCAACTAATGATTCCATTTTATGTTCCTTGATTGAGCGGCACCATCGATGCCGCAGGTTGTTGGGATTACTGATTGATGTTACGCTGAATTTCTACTTTGTTGCCGTCGCGCAGCCCCTGTTGGTAGGCGTGGGATGACTCCCCGTCCATGCGCTTGGTCGCTGAAGGCGCTTTCGACTTATAGGACACTTCACCGAAGTATTCCGCCACAGCCGCGCCCTTAACGACTACCAGCCCGGTGCCGTTCGATGTTTTTAACTCTTCACGCGCCTTTTGCAGGTCGTGCAAACGATCGCAAAGAGTCATAACAGCGCCCAGTTTGAAGCGCGTGCCGATTTTAACTGGATACTTGCCACTGTATCCTTCACGAGCTAAGAATAAAGTGCAAAGGTTGTTGATGGCGCCCAAAAGACGTGCATACATATCAACGGCCATGTTCACGTCATCGACCATGCCACGGAATTCAATTGCTTTACCCATCTGCTTGACATCGCCAGACTTCTTCTTATAGTTGACGACATTCCAGTCAAGTTGTGCTTGAACGTCGTTGAACTTGGCAACGGCTGTGGCCAGGAATTGCATATATTCAGGCATGGCCGCGAAATGGCGCGTTGCGACAACACGAGTGAATTGAATTTCTTGACCGCCGATGTTCAGCGCGTCCAGGCGCGTTAACTGGTATTTATCCATCAAGGCGCGTGCTTTGGCCATAGCGTTGGCGGCTTCGTGCTCATTCGCTGCGCGCTCGGCAAGGTTCAAAAGCTTGGCGATTTTACCCTTGATTCGTTCCAACTCGGCGTTTTCGTGTTCCATTTCTAAATCCTCAGATAGGTTTGGTTAACTGATAGATAGTATAAGTCGCGCCGAATCACTCGGCAATATATTTTGATAATTAGTACACCGAAGGGCGATTGACGATAGTTTGCTTCATTCCGTCGCGCTCGTTGTGTTCCTTAACGGTCGCTTTCATTTTGATAGCATCGCCCTTTTCGCCGAGGCATTTGCCAAAATAGATCACGACATTGCCGTTTACCATGATTTTGTTGAGATAGTTCTCAACCCAAGTATTCCAAGCGACTTGCTTGGCGCCGAGGTCGATGGAAGCTTCAATCACGCCTTCAAATTCCAGGCGCTGTTTGACTTCGCCGATGTAGTTGGACGCGGCTTTTGCCGCCTCTTCTGCTGCAACACGTTCCTCACGGTCAATCTTGCGTTGCTCGATGTAGCCTTTATCCAAAGCGACGCCAAGGCAACGGGCGCAGACGGCTTGGAAAACGCGCTCTTTGATGTTGTGCACGTCACTGGCTTGGTCAGCCCACCAAAGAATGGTGTACATTGGCAACTCTTCAATCACGCGACCTTTATGCTTTCCGAAAGGCATGATTCCATTTTCGACTTCAGCCAGACGCTCTGTGTCAAGTACGGAAAGAGCGCCTGAACGTTCAAACAGTTGAAAATCCGCATAACCTTGATACAGAAATTTGATGGCACTGCTATTACCTATGCGTGCAACGAAAGCGTCGAAATAAGCCTCTGCCTTTTCCTCTGCGCGCTCTGGATCAGTTGCCAGATTGCAGATGTAATTATCGACCTCGAATCCGTTGCCACGGATGATGGTTCGAAGGGTGTACATCGCGTTTTTAGCGCCGGATGAAATGTAGAAGATTTTTGACTGTTGCATTTTGATATCCTCAAATAGGTTGGGTTCTGAGTTAAATAATAACTCAGAAAATCTGATGCGTCAACAAAAACTTCAAAAATATTCTACTTTTTGATCTGGCAGTCGAAAGGATCAAATCGATACAAACCGTTGAGAAGCGTATTGGTGGTGATTTGCTTCCACCCATACGCCTTGATGATTGGATATAGATCAACCATCACCGAACCATCTTTGTTTAAGACGATGAACTTGCCCATGCGAACCTTGTTGAGCCAGTTCCAGCCGCAGGAGTCAGCAGCCAGCGGCGCGTTGACAGTCGGCTTTGCCAAGCCCAACGCTTGAAGTCTATACAGAACACTTTTGGCGTTGGAGCCTGTGGCACTTACGAGCTGAGAGAGGGTTACGCCTGGGAAAAGGTTGGACGCCAGGGCGATGTATTGATCTGCATTCCAGTGGTCGTTTTTAACACGCATTAGAAACCATCCTTAATTAACATAGTTAGTTTGAAGTTGATGAACTCTACCAGCTTTGCGCTGCTAGGGAATTCGACCACTGCGCGCTCTTCACGGTTTACTTCACCAGACTCAATATTGGTTAAGTATTCTACCGTAAAAGATTTGCGATCAGCGACCTTTTTGGTGATAAAGAAGGCGAAGTCCATCGGATGGCTGCTGTAGAAGTACAGGCGTGTGAAACCGTCGCCTGTATATTGAACAACCTGAAGGTGATCAGGCTGTTCCTTGAACGGAATCAATTCGTTTGCGTTCATATAGCCACCTAGTGGTTAGTTTAAATCAGCGTTGCACTTCGCCACAGCCCAAATCGCCGGCAGGGTGAAAGTATTCGTTGTAGTAATCCGCACGCGCAAGGCACTCTTGCTCTGTCGCATAGATGGCGTTACCGTCCTGTTTGTAGATTTCGCCGTTGCAGTACTGACCGTTGAAACTACAAGTCACAATCATAAGAACGTATCCGATTACCATAATCACTACTCCAGTTGATGGTTCAATTATAACGCAACCCGTCGCAAGATCAAGCAAGCTGCTGTAGATAGTACACAAAATGCTGTGTTGTTCAAATCCACGCGCGCGGGTATAATAGGCGATTATGTCCACAGAAACCCAACGGCGACGCACTTTATGAAACTATTTAATCGCTTTTTACGCCGAAAGGCAACCGAAACCGCCAAAGACGCTGTAGAGAAGGTGATGGATGATGCACGTAAAAAGGCTGACCCATTGGATATGCTGGCAAGAACCTACAGCGCAAAAGGCTTTGAAGAAGCTGCGGCAACCGAAAAGCACTTTGTAGATATTAGCTCATTTCCTGTGTATATTCCGGGTAACTCAACCCATTATGCTATGGACGGAAAGTTGTTGCCGGTCAAAAGTGCTGCTGATGACGGCATGAGTCCAACACCGATGTCGCCAGCCAAAATGCGACCGTCGGAATATTCGGTTCCTGATTCCATCCAAGGATGGTACATGAGCCAGGGATTCATCGGGTATCAAGCATGCGCACTTATCGCACAGCACTGGTTGGTTGACAAGGCCTGTACCCTTGCTGGTGAAGACGCGGTGCGCAACGGATGGACTCTCAAGGCTGATGGCGACGATGAATTGACCATGGAACTCAAGTCAAAAATCGACGACCTTGATATTGAGTTTGGCGTGCACAAGCACATGACAGACATGTTCCGCTTCACCAATATCTTCGGCATTCGAATCCTGATATTCGTCGTTGACTCTGATGACCCAATGTATTATGAGAAGCCGTTCAACATCGATGGCGTTCGACAGGGATCGTATAAAGGGATATCGCAAATCGATCCATACTGGATGACGCCGATGCTGACGTCAAACTGCATGTCCAATCCTGCGTCCATCCACTTCTATGATCCAGAGTATTGGATGGTTAACGGAATCAAATACCACCGAAGCCACCTGATCATTAGCAGAACGGCTCAGCCAGCAGATATCCTCAAGCCGACATATTATTTCGGCGGCATCCCACTGGTGCAAAGGATTTATGAGCGCGTTTATGCCGCTGAGAGAACCGCCAACGAAGCGCCGTTGCTCGCAATGAATAAGCGAACGACGGCAATCCACGTTGATCTGGAAAAGGCAGTTCTAAATGAAGAGAAATTCTTGGACAGAATCAGGCTGTGGGTTAAATTCCGAGATAACCATGCGGTAAAAGTCCTTGGTACAGAAGAGACCATGGATCAATTCGACACAAGCTTGTCCGATTTTGATTCTGTCATCATGAACCAATACCAGCTTGTCGCCTCCATAGCCAAGACTCCAGCAACAAAGCTGCTTGGAACTTCGCCGAAGGGGTTCAACGCCACTGGTGAATTTGAAACAATTTCGTACCACGAGGAATTGGAATCCATTCAAGCGAATATGATGACTCCATTCCTCAACCGCCACTATCTTATCCTGATGAAGTCAGAGGGTATTGATATTGGCTTGAATATCGTCTGGGAGCCTGTTGATTCAATAACCACTCAGGCACGTGCTGAGATGAATGACAAAAAGGCGCAGACAGGAGTACAATTGATTACTGCCGGTGTGATATCGCCTGATGAAGAGCGCTCAAGACTTAAGTCTGATAAATACAGTGGCTACAACCTGACCGATGAAGCGGCCGACAAGACGCCTGGATTCAGCCCTGAAAACATCGCCCAGTTCCAAGAGGCCGGTGCTGAAATGGCCAAGGGCATTGCCGCGATCGGTAAGACCGAGGTGGCTGAGACTAAGGCGGAGCAGCCATCCGTCAACACAGGCTCGCAGCCTTTACCGGACACTGATCCAACAATGCCTAGAGAGAGCGACGCCAAAGACTCGCCAGCAAACATGGCTCACGTGTCCTCTTTGCTGGCTGATCTGTACGGAAAGCTGGACGCTGTTGTTGACATCGTTCGTCCAGAGGGCGGTGAGCTGCAATTCAAACGGCACGACCCGATGCGCAGCGTTGGCGCAAGCGTGCAGCCGTCAATATCCCCTTCAGTAGGAGGGATAAAAGATGTGATGCCGTCAATGAGTGCCGATCAACTCCCCAAAATGAAAATTGGCGGCTTGAACATAGTCGTGGAGAACCCAAAAGGCAGCATTAGAAAGGGCAATTCAGTGGATGGCAATTGGCAGGTTAAAATGCCAATGCACTATGGATATATAAAGGGCACAATCGGGGCAGATGGTGATGAGATTGACTGTTTCATTGGCCCAGATGCATCGTCGCAAAAGGTATTCGTCGTGAATCAAAAAGACGTGCACTCTAATGATTTCGATGAGCACAAAGTAATGCTTGGATATGCAAGCGCTATGGAAGCCAAGGCGGCTTACAAGTCTGCATTTAGTGATGACTGGACTGGATATGACGGCATTGTCGGGATGCCAATGGATCAGTTCAAACGTTGGTTGAAAGATTGGGATATGAGCATCCCTGCACAGGGAACTCATTCGGCAAATCCTATTGCTCCAAAGGATGAGAAGAATGCCATTTAAAGCATCCAAAAAAAGAGAGCGCCGCGCAGACCAGCCGATTGGTGTTGGGGTGGCAATAGTGCCATCCTCTCCAATTGAGTCTTGGTATAGAGAGCAAATGAATTCCATCTTCGATGCCATGATTGCCGATTATAAATCAGGAATCGAAGATGCATTCAAAAATAAGGATATCAAAAAGTTCTACGCGGAGGACGCATCACCAACTAGCATATTCAATAGGCTATTTAAGAGACTAAAGAATAAATGGGGCGATGTGTTTAAGGGATTTGCCAAGGAGACGGCGAAAAAGTTTGTGGACAAGACAGAAGTACAGGCCACAGGAGCAACCCTGTACAGCCTCAAGGTGGCTGGACTTAAATCACCGGTTGCGGCCTACAATAAAAACGTCTATAACACGATACAAGCCAGTAAAGAGTTCAACTACACTCTAATCACGAACCTAAGCGACGAAGTCCATGAGAAGATACACGAAGCCGTGATGTTGTCTCTTACTTCGCCGAACCCGGAACAACAAGGGCAGCAGGCAATAATAAAGGCGCTGAATGAAGTCGGAATAAAAACCAAGGAAAGGGTTAAGCTAATTGCAAGGGATCAAACGAGTAAATTGTATTGCTCAATCAGCGACCAAAGGATGGAAGAGAATGGGGTTGAGGAATTTGAATGGATGCACTCTTCAGCTGGTAAAGTGCCTAGAAAAACACACCTGGAAAGGAATGGCGTTATTTACAAATTAAATGACCCAAGACTGTGGGAAGGCCCAGCCGCAGACCAAGGCCCACCAGGATGGGCAATAAACTGCAGGTGTAGACGCAGACCTATAATAAGGTAATATTATGCCATTATCAACTGGCACGTCCAACAAATCAAGGCAAGAGAACGTTGAACGTGAGATTGCCGCCGGAAAGGATCCAAAACAGGCCGTTGCGATTGCTTATTCACAGCAACGCAAAAATAAGGCCAAATCGACTGATTGCGATGAGCTGTTTGCGTTGCTTTCAGAATTGTTCAATCTACTACAACGAATCAAGGAAACCAGATTATGAGCCGCGCAGCCGTTATCAAGCACAATACCATAAAATCAGAGTTAGTTGATGGTATTAAGTGCTATAAATGCAGCAAATTTTTCTCCTGGAAGCTGATGGTTGTTGACGTTGTTGTTATTGCCGCAGCATTGTTAATTCTGCATTGACTGATTATATGCGCCGTTTAATTCCAAGTCTGATGTAAAAACGGCGCTTACTTTTGCATTTTTCGTTTTCAAAATAAAAAACGAAAAAGTAACTTTTTCAACAAAGTCCTACGCTTAACACTTACTTTTCTACTTTTCGTTTTTTACGTTCCAATTCTCAACGTATTAAGGATAGTATATTACGATATAGCAACAATATCGGTATCTTGTAATATATTAAAATTGTATATAAATTATGAAAAGTAAAAAGTAACCCAATATAAAACAAAGGAGCCCAGCGGCGTCAAGGCTTAGCGGCTGGGCAATATACTTCAGTTTTACTTTTCGTTTTTTCGGCGGCAATAAAAAACATAAAGTGGCATCAGCGAACAAATACAGTCGCGGCAAACACCGGATACTGTTAACAATTGCTTGCTCTTCGAAACACGCACCGATATAATACACGTGTTGAACTGTACGAGATAACGACGATGTCAAACTCAGCACGAAAACTAGATGAAAACGGATTCTTAGTAGTCAAGGGCTGCCCGTTGTCATCTTTCGGCATCTTTGATTATTCCGCACGGCAGGTCGGGCTTCCTGGTGATCCTAATCGCATCGTCAAAGTCTATCGACCAGAATCTGCAGTATCAGACCCTGATGCGATTGAGTCGTTTAAAAACGTTCCATTCATCGATGAGCACGAAATGCTCCACGGTACTGACGATTCAGAAGGCACGGCGCCAGAGAAAAAAGGCGTTGATGGTATTCTCACCTCCAACGTCTATTACGACTCACCATGGATGCGCGGTGACATAAAAGTATTTTCACGCAGTCTGAAAGATGAACTGCAAAAGGGCAAAAGTGATTTGAGCCTTGGCTATGGATGCCAGTTCGAACACAAGCCTGGCATTTGGAACGGTCAGCCTTATGAGGTTGTTCAAACCAAATTGCGCGGCAACCACATCGCATTAGTCGGTGAAGGTCGCGTGCCAGGCGCTAGAGTGCTGGACGGTCTTGTATTTGACCATCTCAGTTTTGAGTCTGTTAAACCCTATGAGGACGAATCAATGCCGATTCCAGTCAAGAAAAAAGTTGGGGATAACGCCGTTGAACAGCTGAAAGCGTTGATTCCTGCGCTCCAGCAATTCCTGAATGAAGAGGCAAGTGAGCCTGCTCATCAGGACGGCGACAACCCAGACGATCAAGTGCAAGCGCAAGCCCCTGATGTGGCCATGGAGCCAGAAAATAGCGGCGAATCTCCTGATCAAGATCCGGCTGACCAACCCGGTGAAACCGGTGAGCAGCCTCAGCCAGGTGATGCACCAACCACGTCTGAAGAAGCGCCTGGCGGTGATGCGCTGGCACAACTGATCCCGCAGATCAAAGCTCTGCTGGCCGAACTGGAATCTGCAGTGCCTGGCGGCGACACTGTTGATGAAGGAATGACCAATGAGCCAAGTGCAACTGATGCCGTTGAAGGTATTAAAGGCCTGCAAAATTCGTCTAACCCAGGTGCTCAAGTCTGCGCCGATGACGAGAACACAACCGAAACGCCTAAAGCCTCCCCAGGGCCATCGGCGGGCACGCACGCGCATGCGGGCGATTCTGCGCTTCAGCATTTCTACCATGATGTTGCTGTTAAGAATCGCCTCTACGACCGGCTGTCTAAAGTTGTTGGAGCCTTCGATCATGCAGCTATGGATTCAGCTAAAGTTGTGGCTTACGGGGTTAGTAAGCTGAAGCTGAAAGTCGGCGATAGCAAAGCGTTTGATGTTTTGAACGCTCACCTGGACGGCATCGAACTGGCAGAGAAACGCGCAGCCGATGCCCTGTTGAAACGTCATGCCGTCGATTCTGCATCTGAAGCGCCGGAAATTGATTCGTATATCAAAGGGGAATAATAATGTTCCAACAAACTGTAGGTCGCAACTTCACAACCGGCTTCCCCGGCGATATCGTCCGTGATGGCCCAAAACGCGCCAAGCCAGGCCGCATCGTCGCCCCTGTTGGCGAACCAACCGCAACCGTTGAACCCGGCGGCGTAATCACGCGCGCATTCGGTTATGCCGGTGATCTGGGCACCCTCGGTGGCTCCAACGCTGCCATGACAACTCGCGCTCTGGACGGCTATACCGTGTCTGTTGGTGGCGCCAACTTCTTTGGTATCCTTGGCCATCCAAAGCACTACGTTCTCAGCGGGACACAAGACGGTGGCACCCTGGCGCCGAGCATGTCATTGCCTTTGGGCAGTGAAGGCGAGTTCTTTGACATGGTCACCGGCCTTGTCGTTCAACTGTTCAATGCCGCCACCGCGCCGCAGTCCGTGTCGTTCGGTTATGGCATTGCCTACGTTCGCGCTGACGCCGACGCAACCAAGCTGGCGACTTTGAACCCGGCAGGCGTTCCGGCAGGCGGTCTGGTGGCATTCGCTCAGGGCACAACGCTGGATGCTGAGGTGTTCACCACCATTCCAAACGCCCGCGTCATGGAAGCGCACGAAATCATCGCATCTACTGCTGGCACGCCTGCTAGTGTTTATGCAATTGTTCAGCTGACTCAATAAGGAACGCAGCGATGTCATTTAACCGAATCAGCAAAACGCACTCGCGCCTGGCTCCGCGTCAGATGAGCAAAGCGCTGGATATGAAAGATGTATCCAACGCTGCAGTTGCACAACTGGCGCGCCTGGGCATCGTCTTTGACCACTCTGTGGTTCAAGACCAAATCCACCACCTTCAAAAGGCTGGCGCATTCCGCACCGGCATTGCGATGGATGCCAACTTCACCATGCCGGTAACTGCGCCGTCCATCCCGACGCCGATTCAGTTCCTGCAAACATGGCTTCCAGGCTTCGTGAAAGTGCTGACCTCAGCGCGTAAAATCGATGACCTGGTTGGTATCAAAACTGTCGGCTCTTGGGAAGATGAAGAGATTGTGCAGGGCATCGTTGAACCTTCCGGCGTGGCGACTGAGTATGGTGACTACACCAATATTCCGCTGACCAGCTGGAACACCAACTTTGAGCGCCGCACCATCGTTCGTGGCGAACAGGGCATGCAGGTCGCGTTGCTTGAAGAAGCTCGCGCAGCAGCAATGCGCTTGAACTCTGCAGAAACCAAACGCCAACAGGCCTCCGTTTCGCTCGAAATCTTCCGCAACGCAGTGGGCTTTTACGGCTGGAACGTCAACGGCACCAACCGCACCTTCGGTCTGCTGAACGACCCGAACCTGTTGCCGGCGATCACATCGTCTGTTACCGGTAGCTGGTCTGCTGGCAGCTTCCAGAACATCATCGGTGATATCCGTATGGCAATCATGACACTGCGTACCCAATCGCAAGATCAGATTGATCCAGAAGATACCGAAATGACACTGGCTCTGCCGATGAACCGCATCGACTACCTGTCTGTGACCACCGACTTTGGTATCAGCGTTCGCGACTGGTTGAAACAGACCTATCCGAAACTGCGCATCGTTTCCGCGCCTGAACTCCAGGGCAAAGACGCGACCACCAACATGATGTATCTGTACGCCGAAGACATCGCATCTTCTGTTGACGGCTCCAGCGACGGCGGCGAAGTATTCGCTCAACTGGTACAGACCAAATTCATCACCCTGGGTGTTGAGAAGCGAGCCAAGTCTTATATCGAAGACTATTCAAACGCCATTGCTGGCGTGTTGTGCAAACGTCCATGGGCGGTCGTGCGCGTCATCGGTATCTAATTTAGGCCAAACGTAGTAAAATAAAAGCCGGGTGTAATGCCCGGCTTTTTCACAGATGGCGCAGGCTGTAGGGGCTAAGTCGCCACTTATATTACGAGGACTACAAAATGATTTATGTATTATCGAAAATGACCAATGCTGTATCTTATCGCATCTACCAAGACGTGGCTGGACTTCCAACCCCGGTGAAAAGCATCACCATTCACGGCGGCGCAAGTCTTCCAAGTGAAAAATCGGGTTTTGGTGACATGCACACCACTGAAGACGGCCGCCCGATTTGGACTGCTGAAGGCTCGGTGACCAAGATCTCAGACGCTGATTATGCAGTGCTCAAAGATCACCCTATGTTCAAGAGCCATATCGAAAACAACCACCTCAAAGTGGTGACCTACGATATCTCAGAAAACAACAAAGAAATTCGCCGCCTGTCAAACGACATGGAAGACGATGGCCGCCGTCAGCTGAACAAGGAAACCATGGCGACAAAAGTGAAAGCGACGACTGTCAAGTCATCATCTGACGACGACAACCGAATCTAAGGTGATTGCCCATGTCACAGTACAACGATACTCTTTTCAGACAGCAGCTGCCTGAGTTCTCGGATACGACGCTGTATCCTCCTGCTAAAATTGAAGTATTCTGGAACGTGGGCGCATCTTTCATTGATTCCAGAGACAGCCCATGCAGGGCATTGAATGGCGCAGCGCTGCAGTACTCCCTGAATCTGATGGCTGCGCATTTGATGACCATATCGATTCAGAACAGCCAGGCTATGACTGGCGGTGGCGCGGCAGGCGCCCAAGGCGTACCAGACCAAGGCGGATTCATCACAAGCGCACACATCGACGAGATCACCGTCAGCAAGCTTGCGCCCCCGGTTAATAATGGTTGGCAATTCTGGCTCGCATCCACTCCTTATGGCCAGCAAATCTGGGCGCTTATAGGGATTGTTGGTGTTGGCGGGTTCTCCGTAGGGGGCTTGCCAGAGCGCGAAGGCTTCCGAAAAGTTGGAGGGGTTTTCTGGTGATACCTGGAATAAATCTTTTACGTGTAGCCAACAGAGCCATAAGATTCCAGCCAATTGCATATATGCGTGATGAAGGCAGAACGACTGACGCTGTTGGTCGATTCATCACCAAGCGATCTCAACCGGTAACGCTAATGGCCTCTGTTCAAGCTGTCAAACGTGATAAATATCACGACATGGGGCTTGACTTCCAAAAGGAATATGTGAAGGTCTTCGCATCCGTTGACGTGATAGACATAGGCCGTGACGAGTCAGGGGATCAGTTCGTATTTGGTCACAAGCTGTACCAAATAGAAAGTGAAACGACTTGGTATGTGCAAGACGGCTGGGCATCTTGCCTATGCGTTTGCATCAAAAGACTGACCCAGCAAGAGGCGGCTGAGTATGAAAGACAACGAATTGCTAGCGACATTCAGATCAAAGCTCTCAGAAGCGCTGGCGACAGCTAATTGGGATTACCAGGTAATTCAATTAGAGCAACCAACATTACAAGGCGCCAACTCGGCGCCAACTGTATATTTCCAGAAACTTTTTGACGTCCCATATGGAGTCGCCCAGCGTACAAAGAAATGGGACGATGTAGCGCAGCTGTTTAGCGACACTGAAACCCAGGCTTACGAGACAACAATCAAAGTATCCGCCCTTATTCCGCAGGTTCCCGGTGATCTTAATATTCCGACTCCATCGGACGTTGTAAATTACATTCAAAAATACCTGTCCCACCGTGCAATAATTCAAAGCATGAATAAGCTGGGATTCAGGATTTTGAAGATAACCAGAGTAACAAATCCATATTTTTTGGATGATAAATCGTTGATGGAGGCTATGCCTTCATTTGACGTGGTTATTACCCACTCCAGATCACTTACGCTCACCGTGCCGAAAGTTGACAGGGTGGAAGGCAAACACTATCCAATCTAAGGATCAATGATGGAATTAAAAACCTTCTTTGCGCAAGATAAGTTCGGCAACCTTGTGCCTGGCGCAACAGTAACAGTCTACAACGCCGGCACAACCAACCTCGCAACTGGCCTGAAAGATCAGAGTGGCGCGGCATTGTCAAACCCGTTTAACGCAGATCAGAGCGGTAAAATCGCATATCAGGCTCCAAACGGAACATATGACATGGTCATTGGTACTGCAGAGGGCACGACTAGTCGAATTGCCCTTCAATTCTTCGATTACCAAAGTGTAGTGGATGCGCAGAACCAAACTAGTGCCAACTTGGCGGCGCAACAAGCCCTGCTTACTCAGACCCAGGACATCATCAACGGAGCCGGTGACCAATCGACTCTGGTCAGACTCAACCAGCCGGATGGCCTAAACCTTATCGGCGCGGCACCAGAGGGGTATGGCAATCCGCCGACTACCCCATCGCACCTGAATGACGTCATAAAGCGAGTGACGCCATTCCAATTTGGCGCAAAGGGCGACGGTGTTACTGACGATTCCGATGCGATACAAGCAGCGCATGATTGGTGCATGCAACAATCTTCAAGGGACGCGGCGGATCCCACTCGAAGGATTGGCGGATATGTACTTGATTTGAATGGGCCAAAATACTGGCTGATCAAGAAGCCGCTGAAATTAAACTTCGGCAGTATCAACATCGAGTTTGGCAAGTCAACCCTTGATTGCCGCCAGTTCCCTGTCGGAGCCGACGAAAACAATCACACGGTCGTAATCAGCGCAACATACGCTGGCGCGTATCAGCAAACACGTGCGTGGTGGAGCGACCTGAACATGTTGGGGCCAGGTCAGGAATCGTTCTGCACGGCGGTTCGTTGTAACATGACTTCAGCAGTTCCTGGTGGATACGAGCGCCTTTGCAACGTCCTGTACGGCGGCGGAATCGAACAATTCGGGCGTGGCCTCTCTGTTGGCTCCAACTGCTATTTCTTGACTTGTTACAACCTTTCGTTTGGGCATTGTAATGAGGCTTATTACTTCGAGCCTGGTGGCAAGAACTATGGCGAACAAATCACATTCTATTCTTGTGTATTCAACGCCGGAAACTACCAGGTCACAACGTATGGTGGCATGAGCAACTTCTATGGATGCTCATTCGACTATTGCTATCACCAGCAAATGAAGTTGTTGGGCGGCATGGTGAACTGCGTTAATTGTTGGTGGGAGGGTTATGGCCCAGTTGATTATATCATCAACATCCCAGAGTCAACGACGTCAGTGCGATTGAACATCATCGGCGGATTGTTCTCATTCAAAGCTGGCGCGACTGGCGCTGAGTCAAGGGCGACGAGCAACCCATTCTATTTCGGAACCAGGGCGTCAGTTAAATTTGAGAATGTGCAGTTCCAGAAGTTGGGTAATGCGTATTATGGTGACAGCACCACCGCATGGATTGACGGAGCGTCGCAGGGCGTTTCATTTAGTGGATGTTATTTCCCGAACAGCGCAAACTCTTTCACGACCGTGATTATGAACTCAGACCCATCGGTGATCAACAACCAATTTGCAACCGAAAGCTACACGCTTGGTATTGGGGCTGAAAACTGGCTGGGTGATACGTGGATACTTCCGAATTCCGACAACGGATTGGTTAGAAAGAATCGCTGGGGATATGGGCTGTCAAATGGCGGCACCACATTTTCCTTCACAAGAACATCAAACGGATTCGTGAACCTTGATGTCACCCAGCCAGCCAACTCAGGCACCTTTGAAGCGGTCATAGGCACCATTCCTGTAAAAAGTACAGGCCAGGTTGTTCACTATGTATCCGGCAATTTGTATCTTGGCACAGGCGACGGATCAGTGAACATCAAGACTTACTGGGTTAAATTAATCGTCAAGGGAACGCCAGACAATCCTGATGAACCTAGAATCCTTCAGATGGTTAAGGCCACTGACGTGAACTATCCAATCGGAGGAACTTCAGGGCAGCTTCACTCATTCAGGTGGCCGCCATCAATGCCGACCGGCACCCAATCGCCTGCATCAACTACAGTTGCGCCTGATTGGGCAACCCATTGCATTATGACTTTGGATATTTCAAAGATCAAACGTAATATGGGCGGCATCCGAATCAATGAAGTGTTCATGCGCCAAATCTAATAGCCGATGATGTGTACTTAAGCCCGGATGTAACTGTTGAGTTGCACCGGGCTTTAATATATAATTCGATGTTGGAGGGCGCCATGAAAGAAGAATCTGAAATGCTCAAGAAGCACATAAAGGCTCTTAAAGAGGCGAAAGGATCAAAGGTCGATGCTGGATGGTTTGAATCTGATAGATACCCAAATGGAAGATCCATAGCAGCCAACGCAAGGATTCAAAATGATGGCGGAACGTGGAATGGGAATTGGGGTATTATTGTGATACCGTCCAGGCCATTCATGAGACTGGCCTTCAAGAATTTTATTGAACAAAGAAGATCAATTGAGAAGTCTCTTGTCACTAAATTACTTTCTGGCAAAATAACAGTTGATCAAATGCTTAACCAAATAGGAATGGCAATGGAAAACTCCATAGTTGACAGCATCAAAAATGGAGGCTGGCAGCCTAACGCTCCAAGCACTATCGCCAAAAAGGGATTTGACATGCCGCTTATTGACGATGGTCATATGTGGCAAAACGTGAATAGTAAAGTGACTAAATAGGAGTGCCATTGTGATTAGCCAATCCCGCTATATCAAAATCGTGTCTGGCGTAGGTGCAGGTAATAGTATCGCACAACGCCAACTGATCCTTCGCCTCATCACCCAGAATGCAATGCTGCCGCCTGGAATCGTGATGGAGTTCTCAAACCCTGACGCCGTCGGCTCATTCTTTGGCACTTCATCTGAAGAGTACAAGCGGGCACGTGATTACTTTTCCTTCATCAGCAAGCTTGTGAATTCTCCTGGCAAGATCAGTTTTGCCCGTTGGGTGAATACCGCAATTGCACCGATGATCATCGGCGACACGGTAGAGAAGACGCTTGGCGATTTCACCAACACTCAACCGTCGTCAATCGTGCTGGTATCAAACGGCGTCGCTAAGACTATTGGGCCAATTGATTTGACCACCGCAACGGATTTGGCGGCTGTAGCGTCAATCGTTCAATCCGCTATCACAACTGGTCAAACGACCGACGAGCAGTTGAAAAGCTGCACCGTGACGTACAACGCCGTGACAGGCCAGTTCAACCTGACCGGCTCGGTGACTGGATCAGGCTCTATCAGCTGCATCAAGCACACGGATGCAGGCTCTGACTTCGGCGCGCTTCTCGGTTGGAATACCACAGGCGCTGTGGCTGTTGCCGGTCAGGCGGCTGACGACGCAAGCACTGCAGTCAGCAAGTCAGCAAACATCAGCAACAACTTCGGTTCCTTTGCGTTCACAACGCCTGCAGTTGCTCTTTCCAACGAAGACATTGCAGAAATTGCAGCGTGGAACCACTCTCAAAACAATATGTATATGTACACACTGGCGACGCCAATCGGCAACCTGGCCGCGTTGTATGAACTCGTCAAGGGCTATTCTGGTTGTGCAATCAACATCACCGGCGCCCAAAACGACTTCATTGAGCAGTCACCGGCTGAGATTCTCGCGGCGACCAACTACAACAACGTCAACTCAACTCAGAACTACATGTTCTATTCGTTCGCGAACCGTGCTGTGACGGTGAGCGATGATACCACTGCTGACATGGTTGATTCCTATCGTGGCAACTACATCGGCGTCACCCAGTCTGCAGGCCAGCCGCTGGCGTTCTATCAGCGTGGTGTTCTTTGCGGTGGTGCATCCGATGCGATTGACATGAATACATACGCCAACGAAATGTGGATGAAGGCGACGATTTCACGCGACATCTTGGCCATGTTCATGAATCAGCCGATCATTTCTGCTGACACCGACGGTGAAGCAACGGTGCTCGGCGTGCTGCAGGGCGTCGTGAATGCTGCGCAGCTTAATGGCGTCATCTCACAGGGCAAGCCAATCGATATCACCAAGCAGCAGTACATCACCCAGCTGACCGGCGACCCGATGGCCTGGCGGCAGGTCGCGTCAATCGGCTACTGGTTGGATGTGAGTCTTACCAATACCACAGACCAGACTGGACGTGAAGAGTGGATCATCGATTATGTCATTGTTTATGGCAAGAAAGATGCCGTCCGTAAAGTCACAGGCCGTGACGTGCTGATCTAATAGCCGCGCCTCACCAAAAGTGGGGCGTAAGCTATCGTTTATAGAACACAGGAGATTTTAAAGATGATCAACATTTCAGGTTATGGTTTGCAGGCGCGGCTTGTCGCGTCCAACACCTTCCCTAATGGCATCAACATCACGGCATTCGCTGACGATGCAGACTCAATGGATTCGCCAGACTTCACCCTGGCAGATACCGGGAACGCATTGAACGGAGAGCTGCTTGTGTGGGCGAAGCCTGGGCCAATTGAGGTTGGTCTGAACATCGTTCCAACCAGTGACGATGACGTGAACCTGGATGCATTGGCAGAGGCCAATCGCGTAGGCAAGGGCAAACGTGGAGCGCGTGACGTTATCAGCCTTGTTGTGACTTATCCAAACGGATCTGTCGTTACTCTCAACTCTGGCGTTATGATTGTTGGTTCAATCCTGCCGAGTGTGTCTCAGGCTGGCCGTTTCAAAACTCGTTCTTATCGATTCCGTTTTGAGAACGACTCCAAACGTTATCAACCTGCTGTGGTGGCATAATGCAAAAGATCCCTCTTATCAGCGTGCCGAATCAGCGGCTTGAATTCAATGCTGACGGCGCATATTGGCAAATTCATCTTTACACCGCTTTGACTGTTATGGTCGCTGACGTATCGAGGAACGGAGTCAATATTGTCAGTGGACAGCGCTGCTTTGCAGGGATCAAATTGCTGCCATATGATTACATGACAGCGCCTAACTTCGGCAACTTCATCTTCAATGGGGTTCCTGATTGGGAGAGGTTCGGAGAAGATGTTGATCTCTACCATCTTACAGCGACTGAAATTGAAGTTTATGAGTCAATGCTGAGGAGTTGACATGGCAACTATCACAATACAGACTGACGAAAACAATGACTTGTTTTTGCCAGATGGTAAGAATCTTAATATATTAAGTGGCGAAATAGCCCTTGCTCAAAATATTCGCCACGCTGGGCTGATGAGAAAGGGTGAGGATATATACGACATAGACAACGGGGTTGATTATTTCGGAGCCATATTCACTCCTGTTGTTGATTATGACGCAGCGCGTCAGTCAATAGCTGCGGCGATACTGAAAAAGCCAGACGTCATCAACATCGATAGTTTAGACATAACTATTGTCGATGATGAATTCCAATACCAGGCCGTGGTTCTCACTGACTATGGCATTGTTAAAGTGAGTAGCTGATATGAAAGTAATCTCATTCGATAATGGTGTTATGGTAATAGGCGCGGAGGATGGCTCTGATTATTCCCCAGCCCCATCGTTTAATCCCACTCCAGACCAACAGGAGGCTTACGCCCGCGCGACTGAATACGACGGGCTGGATTCGGAGCCTGCTGTTGAGCCGAACACGCCTGAGCCAGAGCCTGAGCCAGAACCTTCATTCGAGCCGGGCGAAGAAGTCAACGAAGAAGACGAACAGGCGGAATAATGCTGAATATATCAGGGTTCGGGACATCAATAAGACTGGTTGCAATACAGTCATTCCCTATGGGATTCAACATAACGGCATTTGCTGATGAAGAAGATCCAATCAGCATCGAGCCTGTTGAGCCTGTAGGTTATGAATTGTTATACGATGGCGGCATCGTCGCATTCGATAAGGCCGCGCCCGTCATCGTATCCATTGCCGTTACGCCAAACACGCAGGACGACATCAACTTAAAGGTCTTGCTGCAATCTAGGAAAGGTGGACTGCAGCTTATGCCTATCTCAGACATAACCACGATGATCATATCGTATCCTGATAACGACAAGGTTATACTGACAGGCGGAACAATATTGAGTGGCCCACTGGCCGATTCTATAGCGAGCAGCGGCCGCAAAAAGTCGAATGTATATAAATTCGTCTTTGCAACATTTGGTGGCGCGCAGAGCGGAAAAGAAATCGGTGCCGGAATTATTCAAAACGTTCTGAGTATATTATAATGGCTAACAGCATTCTTGGATCATTAATAAGGATGTCATCATTTACTATGACATCAGACAATGGGCCGGTCAATTTGACCGGCATAACCATTGCAAACGTTTCGATAAAATTCAATTCAAGACCGCTGAAGAATAGAAGAGAGGATGGCACCGTCATCGCGCATGCACGAATAAAGACGCCAGTGCAGGTGCAAGTAAAGGCAATAGCAAGCAATATAGACGGCCTTCAAGTTTTGTCTCATATAATGAAAAATATAGATATAATGTATGAGATTAAGACCCGCGGCGTGCAAATCAAGAATTTGAAGCTTCAAAGGAGCGAGCAAACCCAGTCAGCAGAGTCGCTTTCTGCGACGCCAATTATGCTTACATTTGCCGGAATACAAATGCAAGGAACATACCGGCCAGTTTGCGTTCAACAAGGGGATTCATCTGTCATAGATTCAGGGATATCCACACTGAAGAACGTCACGCATAGCGTTGAGGACTTCGCAAATGGAATATCAGACGCTCTTGGAGGGGTTTTGTAATGGCACAAACCATATTGGCATCAATATTCAGCCCAAAGGGCTTAAGAGTTGTTGATGAGAAGACTGGAGCCAGAATATGGAGCGCACTTTCTGTAACCAAAGTTGACCCAATCGATGATTCTGAAACAGCAGAAATACCTTTCGCGCTTGGGCAGTTATCAGATCCAGGTACAACTCAGAAAACGACCAATTCAGATATACTTCCATCAAAGGTGATAAAACCTGCGATGCTGGAGATAACTGCAAGCGCAGATGACACAACTCTATCTGCGATAATAAGCGTATTCAATGACGTCACTCACACCTTGACTATAACATCAAGATCGATTATAACTAGTAGCATGTGCCTTGTTGGAATAGAAGCCAACCAGACACCAGATAAGTTGAATCTTACGTCATTGACACTTACATTCGAACAAACTCAGCCGCCAAGCACATCTGTATTCAACCCGTCCCAATCCGCCGACAATTCGGTGCTTGGGACAAGGGTTCAAGCTCCAGAGTCTGTATCATCAACCATAAGCGATATGGTTGGCGGCATAAAGAATAGGTTGGGTATATAATGATCATCACGGTTAATGGAAAGAACAAGGAAATTGAAATAGGCAAATTTGCAGCACTTGAGGGCTGGGATTTGCAACGCCAATATACCGAATTCCTCGCAACGAGGGATACGAATGAGCGAATCAACTATACCATGTTGATTTTGTCTCACGCGTCTGTCGTTATTGGTGATGAGCGAGTCAAGCTGAAGACAAGCGCTCTTGTTGACAACCACTTGGTGGATTGGCGCAACGTTGAAGCTGTATTCAAGGCGGTGCTGATTGAGAACGGCATTGACCCAGAAAGACACGCCGAGCGCCCTGACTACTGGTCAAACGTCGGTGGCGAGATTGCATCTTCATTCATAGCCCAGGCGGTGCAGATGATTGGGCCACTGTTGGACAAACAGAACGAAAAGGAATAACAAATGTCAGATTCAGCCGAGCAATTCACAATCCAGTATCAGCTCGAATTGAAAGATTCAATTGATCGGCTGGAGAAGCTGCACGACAAAATTCGTAATGTAAACAAAGAAGCAAACAAGTCAACAAAAACAATGAGGGGCGCTGGCGAAGGGATTAAGAATGCCTTCAAGTCTTTGTCGCCACTGGCGCCTGAATTGGCTGCGGCAACATCCGGCGCAATCGCCCTCACTGGTGGACTCATGGGCGTCGCAAGCGCCCTTGCAATTGTCGCCGTCGGGGTAAAGGCCATAATCAACTTACGCAAGGAATACGACATCCAACGTCAGCTGTCTTTTGACAGTGGACTTTCCGTTAGACAAATTGAGCAATTTCAGCGCCAGGCAGTAGCGGGATCACGCTTGAACTCAGAGCAGGCGCGCGGAATCGTATCAAAAACATCAAGTTTGGCATACAGCGCTTACACCAATCCAGACCCGATGAGCCGTGAGACTCTCATGCTGCGACAAATGGGAGCGATGCCGTTTACAGCGTCTGGCCGCTTGAAGGATACGATGACCATATTGGATGAGATATCCAAGAAATTTCAGACCATGACAAAGCAGCAGGCTTATGGTCTTGGACAGTCAGCAGGGTTCACTCACGATGAGGTTGATGCTCTTAGGAACAGGAATGAAGCCCTCAAAAAATCAACGCAGATGACCAAAGAAGACCAAGCCCTGCAAGACAGGGCGGCTAAATCGATGGATGACCTGAATGAGCACTATAATAAAATGGTTGACCGTCTGCGAATCGCAAGCAACATAATCGGCGCAAACTTCGTCCCCATGCTAACGAAGTTTATCGATTGGGTTGTTGACGTATCAGAGAAGGTTCCAGCGGTTTTCACCGATGTGTTTGATGAGTTGCGCGCCCAATTCCAGGCCAGCCTGAATACCTTCTGGGATATAGGCAGTGGAAGTCAAGAGCGATACACAAAGGAACTGGAGAAGCAACGGGCGGCCATCAAAGAGGATAACGAAAAACGAGCCAGAAATACTGACACGGCTGCTGCACAGACGAGAGAGTTGCAAGCAAAATTCGCTCGCGATGTCAATCTATTCGCAAGCTCTGTATCGGCATTCGCAGGCGTCATCGATGAGAGGCAAGCGATGGCCGCCTGGGCTGGCGAGGTTGGCCGCGCTGGCGGCATTGGCGCCCAAGTAGGGACTGCCGCCCTTGGTACAGGAGCGAGCCAGGGAACACCAGTCAGGGGCACTAGCGTTGCGCCTGCGCAGTATTCGGCGATGATAAATGAGGCCGCAGCAAAATACGGCGTCCCGGCCGACATCTTAGCCAAGCAAATTCAGGTTGAGTCTGGTTATAATCCGAATGCGGTGAGTGAAGCTGGAGCGGTTGGATTAGGGCAAATTATGCCAAGCAACTTCAAATCGCTTGGCATAACCAATCCGTATGACCCTAGACAGAGTATCAACGGAATGGCACAACTAATGAAGGAATATCTGAATTATACCGGCGGAGATATTCGTGAAGCTCTGACCATGTATCATGGCGGATACAAGAAATCAGGTTGGGGCAAAAGGACTCTTGCGTATGCCGACAAAGTTCTGAATGCCAATGTCAATTTTGGCGGCGCAAACAGCGAACGTCCAGTTGGCGCGCCCGCCCTTCCAGTGGCGTCTCTTGGTGACGCAGACTATTCACGCACAAGCGCCCAGCCAGGTCACTATGCGCCTGTCGCTGGAGAGTCAAGGGCGAAGACGCAGGAATTCCAGGTGCGTGACGCAATTGCAAAGGCGCTTGGTGTTCCAATCGCCCAGTTGAATGCTGGAGGGATAGCGCAAGGGGACATTCACTTCACTCGTGCCAAGTTAGAGTCAAATCTGATGAGGGAAATCCAGCAGAACCAACTTGCGGTGAATGCCCCAGGTATTTTGCCGCGCCAACAGGCAGAGGCACAACAGAGGCTGCGCGCTTCTCTCATGCAATTTGACGCAATGAAGAAATACGGTCGTCAAATTGAAGACTCTGGCCGAATGGGCGGCAGGGACATAACCCTTCAGGAGAAGGCAATATTCATCGAAGTCAATGGCGCTCAAAGTCCAGAGGATACTGGCAGAGAAATTCAGCGTCAATTGTACAGCTCAGATCTATCTGACATCGTTAACGGTTCTGCAACGGCGGTGCGATACTAATGTCACTTAAAAGAGTTTTGGTGCGAGTCACCTTTGACATGCCTAATGGGCCACTGGTATTAAACGAAGAGCTGATGTTGAATATCAACATCAAGAAGGCCGCTCTGAATATACAAAATAGAGCGACAATTGACGTTGGCGGATTAACTCAGAAGGACAGGGAGTATTTGCTAAGCAACTTTACAGCATTCAACAAGCGATTGGTTGATACCGGTCAAGTTGAGGCTGCATATATAAACGTAAAAATAGAGGCCGGTTATGAAGACAACGGAAAGCAGTCGCTGTCTGTTATATTCAAAGGCCAGGTGGTTAGCACAGAGCCAGTCTCTGGGCCACCAAATATGATTACCAGAATAACTTGTTATACAAGGCAGATAGACAAAACGAAATTCGTTACAACTCCTGCGCCTGCGAAGTCAACGTTTAAAGAGTACGTCACATGGGCGGCTCAACAGATGGGATTCGGCAACAACTTCATCTGCGACACCTCCATTAACGATACGATAATTGTCAACGCAGGCAGAACAGCTTTCACCAATGCCGCGCTGCTTTGGGATATACAAAACTTATATCGCGATTCAGTCGCGGCGTATGTTGATGACGACTTCTTAATCGTCAAAGATAAGAATAAAATACTTAGCGCAGGACAACTGACGACTCTTACTGAATTCATGAATGGCCCACCAACATGGACTGAATGGGGCGTTGAATTTACTGTTCTATTTGACCCAAATATAAAACTGGCGAGTGGCGTCAACCTTAAGTCCATAATCAATCCAAGTCTCAACGACACCAACTTCGTTATCATGTCGTTGACTTATGAGATAGAAAGTCGCGGTGATAAGTTTTATGCAAAGGCTGAAGCCTCACCAGCGGCGCAGGGGTAAGCATGAGCAGAAAAACAAAAATATTCGAGGCGTTCGGCGACAAGTATCGCGTCAAGCAGTATTCAGCCGTTGATGGAATTGACATATTTGATAATTCGGCAATCAAGACGCCGATGGAGATATTGGCGCACACCGAGATACTTGTTGGCAGGAGTTGGCGCCCCCTGGACGACCCTGACAACATAGATAGATACATTAAAGACAGGATTGCAGGCCTAGCGCCGCGCCTAGTATTAAGCGGCATACAGTCTGTAGTGTGTACTTTCAACTTCGAATTCCTTGAAAGCTGGAAGTCAGTAAAGGTTCCTAGAAGGTTCATGTCATCATCCGATATAGTCGTGAGTGAGAACGTGCACGGCCTGATCGCCCAACTTGTCGCGGCTGAGGTTGCCACGTTAAGAGAGTTGGAAGAGTATTACTCTCTTGAGGATGCATTCGGAATGCTTGACGTGTTGATGGCAAAGGGCGTGAACCAGGCACAAGCCCACGAAGATGCGGTGGCCGAATCCAAGAACAAATAGCACTCGTTTACTTCCAACACAATCGCCATTATAATATTGATGATATTAGTCACTGAGGGTATTATAATGGCGAACACACCGCTAAGCCAATTAACATCAGCGAACCAGGGTGATAAAACCACTCTTTGGTCGGCTTTGCAGTTCATGAATCGCCAGCAATCTCTTAATACTGACGGCATGATTCCGGCGTCTATATCCAGTTATGACAGAAAAGAGAATTTGGCAACTGTTACGCCGTTAATTCAATTCGTGGCAGTCGATGGGTCAACCATATCAAGGCAACCTTTGGTTGAGATACCGGTGCTGGCACTCGGCGGCGGCGGATTCGTCCTAAATTTCCCAATATCAGAGGGGGATCTGGGTTGGATATTCGCCGCTGATCGGGACTTATCTCTGTTTAAACAGTCATTATCAGAAACCAAGCCCAACACAGGGCGCATCAAGCAATTCAGCGACGGCCTATGGATTCCAGACGTATTCAGAAAATATGTCATAAATTCAGAGGATGAAGGCTGTGTGGTTCTTCAGGCGACTGACGGCAGCAGCAGAATATCACTGAACGAATCCAGAGTCAAAATAACATCGCAAGCGGTGATAGTTGACACGCCAATGGCAACGTTCACAAAAGACGTCAATGTAAAAGGTAATCTCGTTGTCGAAGGCAAGACGAATGCTGATGGCGGGTTCGAATCCAAATCTGGTACAGAATGCACGCTGCCTGCTAATGCTACTGTCGGCGGCATCAACATTACAACTCACGGCCACGAACAGCAGAACAACGGCAGTGGCAGAACGGCAGGAGGCATGACCGAATGAGTGCGAACTACAATTATGTAACCGATACCGGCATTATAAGCGCAGATACACAAGACATTCTGCTTGACGTACAGGCAGAATGGAAATCAGCCCTTGGTCAAAATTTGGATGTTGATTCAAGCACGCCGCAGGGAACGCTGATCCAAAGCGAGGCTGTTGCCCGTGCATCGGTGATGAAGACTTCTGCCGAGTTAGCAAACCAAATAAACCCAAATTATTCCATGGGCGTATTCCTGGATGCCATTTGTGCACTTCTTGATATTTCGCGCGGAGAAAACAAATCCACCATAGGTCAAGGCGTAATTGCAAAGGGCGACCCAAACAGGGTTATTCCGTTTGGCACGCGTGTGTCAACTTCTGATGGATCTGTTTTCACAGTTCTTTCTAATGCCACGATTGGGAACAACAGACAAGTCTCAATCACGATTGTGTCAACTGGATTTGGCCCAATCGAACTCCCAGTTGGTCAATTGAACATTCTTGATCAGGTCATAGGCCTTGCCAGTATTGAGGTAACTAGTCAGTCAACTGTGGTTCTTGGTCGCGTCCAACTAAACGACCCACAGCTGAAAGCAAAAAGAGAACTTCAGCTGTTCAACCAAGGCGTTGGCTCTACAGGGGCAATTCAGGCCAAGGCACTTACCGTGAACAACGTGCAATCAGTCAAGGTTGTTGAGAATAACACCGGCGCGCCAGGTGTCGTAAATGGAATTGAATTCACCCTTCCCAGCGCCATGTATGTATGCGTTGCTGGCAGCGCGAACACACAGGAGGTGGCAGAAGCCCTGTATGCCGCGCACGGCGGCGGTTGCCCTTGGGACTACGGCGCAACGGGAAGCGGAAACCCAGTCAATCCGCCGGATGGGGTTACTGTTATTGACCCATACAGCAACATGCCTTACAAGGTCAAATTCTGCACGGCAATTCTTTTTGACACCTACATTAAAATCACCGTTGCACGTGGGTCTTCTGCCGCAAGTGACGTAGGAGTACAAAATGCGATAATCGCGTATGCGAATGGCGACCAATCTGGTGAGCAAGGTTTCGTGACTGGCGCCTCGGTATCCGCATTTGAAATAGCTGGCGCTGTTTGCAGAGTATTCCCAGGTGCATATGTTAGAAGCTGTTTAGTTGCGGCGGTTCCTGAAGGATCAACAATCCCTCCAGATAGCCAGTTTGCGCTTGAGGTTCCTATGAAGCCATACCAGAAAGCACAAACTCAGCTTGGCTTCATAATCGTTACCATGGAGTGATTATGCAAAAATATAACACAGACATAACCCAAGTTCTGAAGTGGATGCAGAACAAGGCTCCAGCGATAAGCAGCATAATCAACCAAAAGGCTGATTGGTATCGGTCTAATCACGAACAATTCTGGGAGAATTGGAAAAGCGATGTTTTCGACTTGAGAACGGCAAAGCCATTCGGGCTTGTTGTTTGGTGCATCATACTTGGGGTGCCATCTTCGTTATTCGGATTCTACACCAACGTCAGGGCTTGGGCTTACGGAGAGAAGCGCCAAAACTTCGTATACAGTGGAGATTCGCAGTATGAGGGATTCGAAATCCCAGCCCAAACCGACCCATACAACATCGTACTCCCATTAGAAGGCACCAGCACCGTCAGCAATCCAAATACAATCGGCGGCAACTTCGTTGGCGGCGGCTCAACCACCCTCCTGACTATTGAAGAGACGCGATATGTGTTGATGCTCCGATATGCCGCGCTGGTATCCAATGGGCAGGTGATGTGGATTAACAGGATGCTGCGGCATATATTCAATGATGGCGAGCCTTGGGATTATGATGCTAAGAAGTATTTTTATCTCGCTGACTCAACCATCGTTGGTGGCGATTCTGTATCTCCAATTACAAATCAATATTACATGGAGTACAGACTTGGCGCTGCCATTAAGGTGTCAGGGCAATTTATTGAATTGTTAAATGACCCACAATACGGTATAATGCCGAGTTGTTGTGGTATTAAATACAAAGTCGTCCAGGAGTCATAACATGCCATCAATATTAATTAGCCAGCCGTTCGCTGCTGCTGGTGATAAAAGCGCGGTGCCAACAACAGATCCAAATGGCAAGGTGAACTTGACTCAGGGCTACACGCCTGATTATGAGATCGACCTTAACGCAGGTGATCCAAAGGCAAAGCCTGTTGAGCGCGCCGTTCAAAACTGGCTTTTCTACATGCTGTCTTTGAACCAACAATCCTGGCAGAAACAAGGTTTCTGTGAATGGTTCTCTTCCATGCCAGGTGGATACCCTAAAAACGCAATCGTTATTCGCCAGAGATCAGATGGATTCTTCTATCCATATATCTCTCTTGTGGCCAACAACGTATCAGATCCGCTGACATCCACCACCCAATGGGCATATATTCAGAACACAAGGGAGTTGATATCAAATATCCCGATGCCATCGGGTGGCCCAGACGGTTCGGCGGCAGAGGTGATTGCAACGGGAGTTGACTTCAACACCAAGTTCAACGGGACTTGGGAGGTTGCCAGTGATTCAGTTGCGTCTGGGTGCCAAAACCTGCCGCCTGATGGCAATGGCGTTCGCCGCGCTGGCATGCTTGAGTCGAAAACTTGGAACACGGCGCCAAACCAAATCACCCTTCAGCGATACACCATCACTGACGGGACGATGTTTGTTCGTTCTATTTTGAATGGTGTTGTTGGCACTTGGAGCAGGGTTCTTGGTGAAAAGGACTTTATGCGCTTCTCCAAAGGGCTTACCTTGGCCACCAATACTCAACTTGGGGCTGATAGCGTCGGCGCATTTGTCCGTTGGCAACCAAGCTCTCCGACCAACGGACAGATCAATCTTCCACCAAGGTCGTCGGTTGCACCAGGCCAAACAATCAGCTTCATCAACCAGTCAGCATCAAGTACGTTGACAGTTTTAGGCGCATCCGGCGAGACTATCATGAGGCCAGATGCGAATACCACCACAAACCTGCTGATACAACCAGGTGACACAGCATATTTCGTGGCATCAGAGACGCCATCAAGATGGGATTTATTCGGCGGCTCTGCGACACTTAATTATGCGCAGTCGTTCGTACAAACACAGGCAACTGCCGACAACTCCAAACGCATTGCTAGCACAGCATTCGTTTGGAACGTGGCAAAAACAAGGGCTGATCCATCAAGTAACTTTGCAGCTAGAATGTCGCCGGCAAGGATTCTAACTGGGTCAGACGTTCCAACAACGCCTGGGATTTGGTCGGCAGAAGGCTCTGGATATACGCCACACGGATATGGCTCGCTTTTAGTTACGACCAACCGGAATGACCTTTCAGTTCCTTTGACAGGCAACAACGCACCTGGCTCTTACGTTCAAATGATATTTGTTGGCCATGGGACATCTCGGATGTGGCACAGAATCGTTGTCGATGGCAATCCTGCAAAAGACAGCGGCTGGATTCAAGAGCTGACGACTGCTGGCGGAGACGTGACCAATATCAACGTCACCGGGGCTTTCGCCGCAAACGCTGGCATTGAGATAGGGAACGTGTCTGGCACGGCTAATTCGCCATTCATCGACTTCCACACAGGCGGCTCTGCGTCAGCAACCGATTATGACGCAAGAATCTGGTCACCTTCCGGCTCAAACAGCATCATGTTAAGGCCATTTAACGTTAGTGCAAGCAAATTCGGCAGGGTCATTGTTGAAGGCGCAGGGAATCACCAACTTCAATTCGCGGTAGGCTACGTCACAGGATCAGTTGATCGTGGCATGCTCATCAACAACTTTGGGAACGGAACCAGACTAAATGTGATTGACTTCTCAGTCATCGGCGCTGACGGATCAATCAAGAATGCACTGATGACCATTGAAGGTGATGGTAATGCAACCAATACCGCCAAATTCACGGTCTGGGGTTCCATCCAAACGCAATCGAACATACACATAGGTGGGGCAGCGTTCCAGACAGATGGCAACGTCCGTGGCTCTGTCTGGGGTGGCGGATATCTTTTGTCATGGCTTAACGCGAATGTAATCACCCAGATGCGACTCGGCGGCGTATCACGAATGCCTAATTACAATGGCGGTGAGGCGATGTGCGACTCAGGACAGGTCACCGTTGGCGTTGGCGACTTTGGCGCTGATGACGGTTATGGATACCAGAGGCCGCTGCAATTCCAAAGGCCAAATGACTCAACCTGGTACAACATAGTTTCAATTTGAGGTATATCATGGAAATGTTGAACATAACCCGTTATAATAATGAATCACCAAATGCCGTTCCAAATGCGGAATATTACGCTGATGAGCACGGCAGGGACTGGTATGAAAATCAATCCCTTTTCACAAAGAAATGGATTGTGGCAACCGACTCAAAAGACAATGTGCTTTGCGTCACGCAAGACGTTAGTGGATTGAGGCCTGTTGGCATGAATGTATTTGACTGCGATGAGGTGCCAGAAGGGATTGGACTTGGTTATGGATGGAAGTTCACCAATGGTAAATTCATCAAGGATAAAGAACTGGAGATTGCGAATAATACAAAGATCAGGAAAGATTTGATGCGAGAGGCGTCTGATGAGATAGCCGCACTCGAATTCGCGGCCACCCTTGGCGACACAACGGATGATGAGGATGATCTTTTGAAGGCCTGGCAGGAGTACAGACTGGACGTTTCAAGGGTGAATGTAAAATCAATTGGCGTTGAATGGCCAAAGAAACCATCTTGATAAACGAGCGCCCTTGATGGGCGCTTAATAATAGAGGTGAGAAATGAAGTTAACTATTGGAATTATTATGGCAAGTACTGGCGCGTCAAAAGATGTCGCCAACAAGTGGATTGACGCGCTACAGGTCGCGTGCGATAAATATGAAATCAACAATCGCCGCCGCGTAGCAATGTTCTTGGCCAACTTAGGGGTAGAATCCGAAGGGTTCACGGCGTTGGCGGAGAACATGAATTATTCAGCTAAGCGCATGGCGGCGGTGTGGCCGGGGCGATACGCGATTGATCCTAAAGCGAACACCAAGCAGCCGAACGCGCTGGCGCTGTCGCTCGCCAACAACCCACAGAAGTTGGCCAACAATGTATATGCCAACCGCCTTGGCAACGGCGATGAAGCAAGCGGTGACGGATGGAACTTCCGTGGTCAAGGCCCAATTCAGCAAACAGGGCGCGACAATATCACTCGTGCTGGTAAGGCGATTGGCGTTGATTTAGCCAGCAATCCATCCCTTCTTCAAACGCCAGAGGTAGGGGCATTGGCGGCAGCGTACTTCTGGTATTCAAACGATTTGAACCGCGCGGCTGACCTTGATCTGTTTAGTCAATCAGTCAAGAAGATTAACGGCCAGTTGCCTTGCGATGCCAATAAAGGTGAAGTGAGACGCAGCTATTATCGTGCCGGACTGGCGGCGATTGACGCCGGAGCATAAAAATAAGCCCCTCAAACGAGGGGCTTTTATTACTTTTGTACCACGGCAGGGATTGCGTCTGGTGGTGATTCGATTGATACATAAGAACTTGCCGCGCTCAGAATACCAATCAAAACAGCTCGCACAATTCTATCCTTGACAGACTCACCAACTATCCTGATCAAAACACTCATGAGTAGATCGATCAATTCAGGACTAACCGCCTTGAACTTGCCGCTGTCTTTCTTCTTTTCTTCCATAGACGCCACCATCCAAAATGAAGTCCATTTCTGGTTCTAACATGAAAACGGCCAATCACATAGGAAAGAACGCACTTTCTGACTCGGTTGGCGATGTGTTATATGTCACCTTTACGATAGCCGATTCCTGAGAAAGGCTGATGAACTCGGTGACGTCCTCATCATGGGTGAGGAACAAAACATCGCCAGACTCCTTGTCAGGAAACAACGTGTATTCCCGGTACAGTGTTTGGCCGTCTTTAAGATTATACTGAAAGCGCGATTTTATTTCTTTACCTTTATTTACCTTTTTATCGATAAAGAAATACACTTCCATTTTATTGTTTTTATTGCGCACGCAAAGGGAGTTGGAGACGTACCACAAAAATCCACCGTTAGTCCTGATTTCCGATTTGCAAAGCATCGATACGCCTGGATCAGAGGCCTGTGAATAGAACATCGGAGCAGACCGCGCGGCGACGTCTACAGATGAATATCGAGGTGATATCACGGTTGACGCTCTAGTGCTTGTCGCGAAAAACACCGCAGCTACCAATACAAATATAAAAGATACTAATCTGTCCATTTCGAACTCCAAAAGCCCGGCGATAACCGGGCTGTGTATTTTATGCAACGACATTGAAGCCTTTGTGCGGGATGCCATACTGTAGGCAGTTCATACCAATGAACACCACGATGTAGCGACCCAGGTGCTTTTTGGCGTAATCAGTGGTGCTGGTTGATATGAGCACGATGTATCGCGCATCGTCTGGAAGGTTCAATTTGGCAACTGCTTTGTGGGCGTTTTCAGGTGTAGCATAGCTTTTGCTTGGTTCGATATCATAGAAAGTTGCCATTTTGAAATCCTCTTTAAGGTTAAGGCGTTATTGCCTTCTTGAGATAAATAATAACGCCTCCAATTGGAGGCGTCAAGTGGTTTGTGTGCAATTTATAAAAAATTATGGAAGGTCGAATGCCGGTCGGTGGCATTTGTAAATCGCAGAGCGCGGCACGTCCACAATACCGAAGTCAAAGAACTTGTAGGTGATTGTGTCGCCACGTTCTTCTTCACGAGACAACCAGCGCTCGGTACGCTCTTCCATCGTCATGCTGCCGCAGCTTACGTTGAACGGGATTGGTTCGCCGTTCTTATCGCAGTATTTCGGGTTGATTACGACATATGATCCCAAAATGCCCTTTCCGACCATGCCGGCCTTATGGGTTGAGCGCTTGGTGCGGCCAAGCTCGTCCAAAAACGCTTCGTTGGTGTTTTCTTCCATTTCGATGAAGTCAACGATCACGCCCTCTTCATCAGTCCAAGGCTTGTCCTTCCAGCAGGTCGCTTCTTTCGGAGTACCGCGACCATGCTTATATTTACCCTCCCAACTTTTACCATAAAGCCCTTCATAGCGCAAATCAGCGGCTTCCTGCTGCATCGCGTCGTACTGCTCTTGGTTCTCGATGAACCGATATTCGACCGCGCGCAGGAAAGGCGGCAGGCCAAGCTCTTCAAGCATGACATTGCCAGAGACCACGCGGCTCTGATATTTGGCATAGCGCTCTTTGAACGGCAAATCCAGGTCGCTGAAATCATCAAATACCCAGAAATGAAATTCAGGTTCGCCCTTAACTGAATTGAACGCGCTTGTGCACTGCTGCATCAAGTTCTTGTCGTTGGGAGCGCCAGCGCACAACTCACCATCCAATCCAGCGACTATGTGCGACGCTCTAGCGAACACTTCATTGGTGTATTCATTCTTAAACGGCTTACCGGTTGAACTGTTGATACCGCCACCATAGTTCATGCCGCGAAAGCCATCAATTTTATACGACAGACCGAGAGGGAATTTAAGCCCGTCAAGCTCCACGCGCTTACAGCCCTTGAACGGTTTTAGTGCAGCCATTATACACACTCCAGCAATGGTTATTATAGAATCGCCCGGACTAACCGGGCGTTAAACAGTTGATTTAAGTGTTAATAAGCGCGTCGCGTTGAGACGTGGTTCGCGGCCAGCTCGCTTCGAAACGTATCAATCCAACGCAGGGTTCTCACGGTGCCATCATCGAATCGGATGTTGACATCGCCGCGCGAAGTTGAATTTCCATCACAAGTTCCGCGCCGGATTGTACCCTTTTCGCTAACGTGATAAACCACTTCACCATCAGCGAAGCGATCAACATCGGTCATGCCTGCAGCCCCAGCTCTTCACAGATTGATTGATAGCGATCATCGGTTGACTTGATGAACGCGCCGTTGTACATCACGCCTTTGCGGTCTTTGATTTCGTCATAGGCAACTTCAACGCAGTTGGTTATATCATACTGGAAGTAATCTGCCATGTCCGCCAGGTGGTGGAAGGTATAGGCCAGGTATGGCCCAACAGATTTGTTGTCTCGCTTCAACACAGAATCTGCAAGCTTACCGATGGTGGACGACGCCTGATAGAACTCATATCCATGGATGCGCGGCAGCGGCGCATACTCTTGGATCAGGTCTGCCAGCAGATAGCCCTCTTGTTCTGCGATGATCGTCAGAACGACAACTGTGTCGCCGATTCCATCGATCAGATCGCTGTGCGCTTTCTCTAGCGCCGCATCATCGCCATCAGACGCACAAACGTGAGCGCCTTGGGCGATTGCCAGACCGCTTTCACCGAATTCACTGAAAAGCTTCAGCGATTGGGATTTGGAATCGGAGCCGTTGATCAGATTGCGCGCTTTCGCCCAGTCCAGGATGTTTGATAATGCATTAGTTAATTTTGACATCTTTCACTTGTCCTTTGTTTTGGTTGTTTGCCATTGTAATCTTGGCGATGGTTGCGCTTTGAACGGATGACTCTTTGGTTTGGCCGAACCAGAACGCAGTCGCCTGTTTCAGTTCACCAAAGAGGTATCCGACCAGAATACCTATTAAACCGAAAGAGTTGGAATCTTTCAAGACGCTTTCACTTCTGCCTGAAAGAATATACAGCATAACGCACATTGCGCCTGCAAGAAGTGCGAATGTGATGGTTGGCCTTACCCAGTCGCGTGGCTGCTTGGCGGCCAATTGGCGCGCGCTATCGCGATCAGACGCCTCTGCCTGATAAACAGCGAGTTCATTGGCCAGTCTGTTCTGCTCTGCAGTTACGGCCAATTGCTGAAGCTGCACCTTGGCATTTTCCTGCAGCTCCGCAAGCTTCAGCGCGGCGTCGGGACTGGCGAGAATAGCCTTGTTTACCGCGTCAGGGGTGTTATCCGTGCCTAAAGCGGTTGAGATTAACGAGCCTACAGCCGCGCCTGCTGGGCCACCTAACAAGCCGCCGAGGATGGGCGCGGCGGAGCCTACTGCATTTGATACATCTTTCCAGTTCATTTTAAACCTCTTTACGCTTGAATTGTGAAGTGAACTCTTGCATCGACATGCAACTCTCAGTGCCGTTTGGCCACACAACGAAAACGTTTCCAGGCTTCAATCCATTGATCGACGCTTCTTTGCCATCCCTGAATATTGTGAACTCTCCACCCATAAAGAAGTTGAGTAGCTTGATCTTGAATTGTCCAGATTCGATAATAGAAACCTCTGTTATTTGTGCAGCGCCAACTTCAACTGGGTGTGATTGGAATTGTTCAACCTTGTACTCTTTCATGTCGATTACCTCTTGTGAAAAAGGCCGCCGAATGGCGACCTTTGATTATTCCCTGGAGTTGGCAGTTAGAACTGCTCTGCGTCTTGCGGCGTGTGGTTGGCAGCTTCGGTGTGAGCCGATTCAGCCTGTTTGTTGTAGTCCACCTGCACCTGACCGGCGCTGATGTCTTTATAGAACGCCACCGCTTCGTTGAAGATATCTTTGTCAGACACGATGCCTTCCAAATCGAAGCGAGCGCCAGACCAAGCGCCTTTGTCGTTAGACTGGCCGATGGTGGTCAGACGAACCATGTTGGCGAAGGTCGGCGGAGTACGCAGGTTGCCAGCGCCGTCTTTGATCTTTTTCTGCTGCAGAGCGGTGTTCAGCATTTTGGACGCCTTGATCTGAGTCGAAGACAGAGAAAGCAGGGCGCGACCGTATTCGCCAGTATCAGGATCGATCACCAGGACGTAGTGAGCGCGGGTATCGGCGAAATAGTCGTTTTTCTTTTCGTGCACGGTGCCGTCCGGGTTCGGCGCGTACAGGCGACCTTCAACAACTTTGATTTTGGATTCGTCCTTCATCATGTCGTTGACTTCTTCAACGGTCAGCTCGCCTTTGAAGCCAGGCTCGGTGGATTCGCGACCGCCCCAACGGAGGTAGGAACGCTTGTAATAGCACGGCACGATCACCAGACCGGATTTGCCGTCGTACAGCTTGTTGGTAACGGTATTCAGCAACATACCGGCGCGTGCGCCTTCGATGTATTTTGGATCGTCAGGATCAACAATCGGGGACATCTTTTGCAGAATTTGGATAAACGGAATCGCAAACGATTCGTTGTCCATGCCTTCGAAGCCAGCACCGAACATGGAGTCATCCATGAACGCCGGTGCCAGTTGGCCGCCAGCAACAACAGCGACTTCGGTGTTTTCGGATGCAGCATCTTTCTTAGACATACTTGACTTTCCTTTATTAAGGGTTGTTTATGGACGTTGTATTGTACTGCTAAAAAGTTATTTAATTTTACCTGATTTCTTTGCCTTTGGCACGGTAATTTTAGCTTCTTTGAATTCGTGGATTGAGAAACACTCTGGAAGAGTATCGCCAGCCTCCACGCGCTCTTTAGCCCATGACTTCAATGTCGCCGGGTGAATGTTATCTTCGACGCCTGCAACAATGCCGACACCATCCAGGGCTTTGATGGCCGCTGCAGCGCTTTCATCTTCGCCTTTGCCGAACTCAACTGACAACTTGGATTTGATCAAGCCATCATAGTCGTGTTCGCGAAGCCAAGCGAACGCTTCAGGCTTGTTGACGGCTTTGATCGCGCAGTTGATTTTGCCCTCAACAGAAACCAACATGCCTTCTTCGGTTCTCACCTCAGACATGCCGATTTCAGCCATGAGTTCTGGAATTTCTTCGCGCAGAACCTTTTTCATGGCCTCTTCAGCCTCGGCAGACTTTTCGGCGTGATAGTCAAAGTCGTCTTTCAGGTCGGCGGCTTTCTGCACCAACTTTGACAATCGAATCAAATTATCTTCAGCTGGCGCTTGATCCGCTAATGCGCCGAAAAAGTCGATTTTATCGCTCACTGTATTCACCTCTATCGCTAAACCTGAGTTAATTATGCCGTCCTATATAAGCGACGGCAACCGTTATTTAGTTCTTGCCGTCAATTACTACAGCAGCAACTGTTGACTTCATCGTGTTACGCTTGTGAATATTCTCATCAAGCGTGTCTTCTGCGATAAGGTCGATGTACAGCACACTTTCCTTCGTGCCGATTCGGTGGCATCGGTCTTCAGACTGCATTCGCAATTCATTGTCGTCGCTGCAACTATAGTAAATCGCCATGGTCGCGGCTGTCAATGTGAGTCCGATTCCCGCCGCGCGTGCGTCGCCTATGAACCCCTGGATGTTTCCGGCCTGGAACTCATCAATGATTCGCTCACGCTCATCCTTTGGAGTGTCACCATTATATACAGCACAGGAAATGCCCATATCATCCAGCGCCTGCTTGATGCCTTTCAACTCTTCCTTGAACATCGCCCAGACGATGAACTGGCGAGTTGGCGATGTGTCCATGACCGATTCCAAGATCTCTTTAAACGCGGCCATGCGAGGATTCTCCCTGTCAGGCATCAGAACCGGGTCGCCGTATATGTTGACGAAGCCAGATGTTGCCTGCTTCATTTTGGTTCGCGCGGCGATTGCCTGGAAAGAAACGTCTTCGAGTATGTCGCTATCAGAGTTTTCGAATAAGAATGCATAGTCATTCTTAAGTCTGTCGTATATCAGTCGCTGGGACGGAGCCAACTCAAAATTCACAACCTTGTATATCTTATCTGGCAGATCAAGATATTCCTCTTTGGTTGCTCGGAAAGAGTGCGGCAGCATAAGTTCACGCAATCGATCGAGGTTTTTGTATATCGGTTGTCCATTATCGTCCGTGGCAACGACCTGCGGAATGCCCCAAGTTCTGCCGCCGAGTTTGCGCATGATGGCGATCATCTTAGGATCATTCGCGTCCAAAAGAACTGAATATTCAGCCTTGAATGCCCTGAAAGACTTGGTGCCAAGTAATCCCTCTTTCAGGAACTGGAACTGCATGAAAAGGTCTTCCGGGCTGCGTGGCATAGGAGAGCCGGACATGATTCGGCGGCAGAGCGCCAACTTGCCGAGTTCAACAATCAGCTTGGCTCGTTTTCCATCAGGGTTCTTGATTCGAGTTGACTCGTCAATCGCGAACATGCAGCGGTATGACTGGAGGAAAAATTTTAATTCCTCTACACCGGCCTTTCCAGAAATAGCTTCGAAGTTCATGGTGAAGATTCTGAGTGGCACTTGACCTTCAACGTAGTGGTCAGCATAGATCTTTTTAAGCTCATCCTTTTTCTTTTTGGACTCAGGACGGCCGCGCCATGCATATCCAATCCATTTGCAACCAAGGTGCGTTGGAGCCTCACGTCGAATCCAGTTGGTGTGCACGCCATTCGGAGCTAATACAACCAACGCATCGATTTTGTTGGCTTCATAATAGCGCTCTGCATCCGCCAAAATAGTCCAAGTCTTACCAAGTCCCATTTCCATCAATAAGGCGAAATTGCGCTTTCCATTCAAAGCCTCAAGCGCCAGAACCTGTGGCGTCATGGGTTTAGTCTTCATATGCTCTCCAGGAATGAAATTACATTTTCTTTGCCAATGGCGAAAGAGGCGTCAATTATACCCTCTTTCGTGCAGGCCTCCAAGTCCACGACCGGATTAAGCAAGTACCACTCTCTGCTTGCCACCCTTAGCAACACAAACCCCTTTCCTTTCCAGCTGATATGGGAGCGAAGGAATGACAATTGGCCTTTTTCAAATTTGTTCTTTAATGGCGCGGTTGTCGCCCGAACAGGCCAAGACTTCAGCGCTTTAAGCTCAACCCAGAATGTTGTGCCGCGACGGTTGAGCGCGTTGATGTCAGGGGTGGCTTCGCCCAGCATATTCTCTATGCGGGTGGCTTTAATCCGCCCCTCCAGGGACGGCTTCAGTGAGTTCCATGCCAATTGCTCTTCAGTCATCTGATTTCGCCTCTGATTCAGCCTCAATTTCTGCAAGAGTCTTTTCAGCCTGCGGCTTGATGTCGATTCGCTTGATTTTGTCTATATTAAACATGCCAAGTCCTGGTATTTTCCAACCACGAACCAAGAACCAAGCGCCCTTTGGTGATCCCTCGAATATCTTTTTGCCGACAGTCAAGTAAAGCGTTGTCGGAATCCTGAAACGCATCGGGCTGTCGGTTGAGTCGTCTACCAGGAACAGGTCAACGAATTGTGACTGTCCTTTCCAATGCGCAGGCTTCCCCTTTGCCACTCGCTTCTTAACCCTGATTGCCTCGTTTTCGTCGGCCAGAACCTTCTTGACAAGCTTCCCAATCATCAGGGCTGTTTTTCTGTCTGCAACTTCAGCCATGTTCAGAATTGGGTGGCCTGTTGTCACGCCTATCAGGGCGGGATCAGCATAATAAGCGCCCCACTTAGTGTGAGCCTCTCTAAGGTCGCTGAATTTGACCTCGGCGTTAGCAAGCGTTTCACGCATCTTGTCAGTAAGGGCGCCAGATTCCCGCGCGGCAAGGTACTTGGCGGCCTTAACTGGCCCAAATCCCTTGGCGTTCATGATGCCGCCGATTAGCTTGCCATTTGCAACCGTCCAGTTGGCTTGGCTCAACTCAGTATCGATTGGAACGTAGTCGATGCCTTCAGCTGCGAGTTCTCGCAGAATAGCAATCGTTTGTTCGTCGTCCTTGGCCGCGCGTAAACAGGCCGCTGCGAACGGCAGTGGGTGGTAGTATTTGAGCCATATGGTGTAATACGTGATGATCGCATAGGCCACAGAGTGAGACTTGTTGAAGCCCCAGGAACCAAAGGTGACCATTTCCTGCCATATCTTCTTGGCCTGGTCTTCTGGTATCCCCTGAGAGGTCGCCCCGGCAACGAAGTCTTCACCCATCTTGTTGAAGTATTCCTCGCCTTTACGCCCTGACATCGCCTTACGAACAGCGGATGTTTTGACCCAGTCAAACAGACCGATTTCCTTTACCACTGACATGATCTGTTCCTGGTACAGGAATACCCCATAGGTGTCGCTCAGGTACTTCTCCAGCTGCGGCACATCATATGTCACCGGCTCCTTGCCACTTGCTCGCGCTATGTATTTTTGAGCCATACCAGATGCAAGTGGCCCAGGTCGCGCCAATGCGGTGAGGTTATCGATCTTGCTAAAACGGTCAATGTTGACGGAACGGGTAACAGACCGAACGGCATCACCTTCGAACTGGAATATGCCGCTGACTTTGTCATCGTTAAGTATCGAGAATACATTTGCATCGTCAAATTTGAGGCTGTATAATTCTTCTGCTGTAATGACTCCAGTATCACCGATAATGCCCAGCGTTCGGAGTCCGAGAGCGTCAATTTTGAGTAAGTTAAGGTATTCTGAATCAGGCTTATCAATATGGGGGACGCCGTCAGCCCCGACGGTGCAATAATCCGTGATAGGCTCATTACATACCAAGATGCCCGCTGCATGGACTCCGGTGTGTGATGGGTGCAACTCAAGATCGCCCATACATGCAGCAGCAGCTGGATATTTGGCGACAAACTCCTGCCCTGGCCCCGTCGTGGTGAATGTATCTTGTAAGCCCTTTCCATAACGAGCATCCCCTGATGAGTATTCGATTAGTGAGTTTCGCACCGCGTCTGTTTGCCACGCATCGATGCTGAATTTCTTACCAACCTCAGCCATAACTGACGCGGCCTTCAGCGTGTTGATATTCCCAAGCTTGGACACGTTATCGACGCCGTATTTTTCTTGGAGATATTCGAACACCAAATGGCGCTTTGTATCTTCAAAGTCAATATCAATATCCGGCAAGTCGGCGCGGCTGATGTCGATAAAACGCTGGAAAAGAAGGTTGAACGGCAATGGATCAACCTCGGTGATTCCGAGGCAGTAACAGACCAGAGAGCCTGCTGACGAGCCGCGTGCTGGGCCAACCAACATTTTAGTTTTGGCGAATCGAACAAGGTCTGCAACCACCAAGAAATAAGAGTCAAAATCCTTCAGCTGAATCTGGTGAATCTCTTCGACGAATCTGTCTTCATACTCCTGAGTCCACTCCTTGATGTGCCCCATCTTGACACGGTACTCTTGGCCTTGTCGCGCCAGCGCAACCATGTCACCTTCGAGATGAATGATCGGAGCCTTTTGCAATTCGACCCCCTCCAGGCAGGCGGCAACGGCGCAGGTATTGTCAACGGCCTTCTTCCACTCGTTGTACTGGAACAGATGTCCTAGTAATGATTTTAGTTCGTCAAGCTGACAGATGTGGCGAACTCCGGCGCGGTCACGGATTCGATATGCATAGGCGAAGTTTTTGTGCTCTTCAGATGGCATATCGTTATAGGAGGTAATAACGACCGGTTTCCCAGTCGCACGCGCGACCTCTAATTGGTGTGCAGCCAGCAGCATGGACGATGGGTTAACGTCGATATAGTCGTACTGATCCGGCTCCAGGAGGCCAACGGCAGCGCCAGCAAACCGCACGACGCCCTCCAGCGAACCGAATTGTTCAGGGGTCAAATACCCCTGTTTGACCGCCATGGAGGTTGCATTAAAGAATCTCTTGCTATTCTTGGCCAGAATCCATGCCACACGGTAGAAGTCGCCGCCAAGCTCTTCAGTCTTGATCTTGATCTCCATTCCGAACATGGGCATAAGCCCTTCCTTGGTCATATCTTTAGCCCATCGAACGGCTCCCCATGTGTTGTCATCCACGATGGCCGCGGCTGGGGCTGATAGTTCCTTCAGGCGCGCGACAACTTCAGGCGTCCGGCCGTATACGCGCTTGAATGTGTATCCTGTTCTGACTCGGAGTTGTGGGAATCCACTCATTACTTGCCTCCAAATGCTTTGTAGATGCCGAGGACTTTACACACCTCGTGCAGCATCAAAATATCGTCCATCGCCCGGTGTTTCTGAGTATATTCACCGACCAGTTCGTTGTACAAGTCTTGTAACTTACGGTCATATCCGTAAAGCGGAGACGTCTGTTCAACCGTACAACACAGGCGCTTTGGATAACAGATGTCGTCCAGACCTAATCCGAGCCGCGCCATTGCGTATTGCATGATCTGCGTATCGAATGAAAGGTTGTGCGCGACTGCAACGTCTGCCTGAGAGAAGAATGATTTCAACTCAGGAACGAAGTGCTTGAATGGCGGCTTATCGTCCAAATCTGCATTAGTCAGGCCTGTTATCTTGGTGATTATTTCATCGATTGCCTGGCCTGGATTGCAGATGAATTCTAACTGATCGATGATCTCAATACCATCGGTGATAATTCCAGCGAATTCTATTGGCTTTGCTTGGTATTCAAGACTTGCTTGAGGGTGTTTGTTCAGCCCTGTCGTTTCATAGTCAAAGACTGAAAACAACGGCGCTTTAATAACGCTCATACTTGTTCTCCACGTTATAGTAAAAAGGGCACCCATATGGACGCCCTTTTATTATACCTGATATTGGATCAGATTAGATGTCTTTGCGAACGATAAATTTCAAATCGACACCGATGATGTCGCGTGTATCAAAGATCACGTAGTTGTAACGGCGCGTGTCCTTGATTGCCGGGTTCGTATGGCTTTCAGTGTTTACTTCCTGAGCCACCTGGATGCCTTCGGCGGCGAAGAAGTCGCGCCACTGCACCAGCTCTTCAGCGCTTACGTGCATGCCCAGGTGGGAAACCTGATTGTCGTGGGCGTCTTCGTTGCAGACGTTTTCGTTGATCCAGTTGTCGCCTTTGCGATAATCCAGAATCTCCAATTCCAGCGGCTTGGCAGCTTCCGCATCAGCACCACTGCCGGCCTGATAGTTGAATCGCAAGTCTGCTTCGTTGGTTTCTTCATGATTCGAGCCTTTGTAAGGGTGATCTTTGAAAACGAAGCCTTTGGCCACAACGTGATCGTGGAACCATTCGGTCAGGCCGATTTTTGCCAGGAAGTCTTGAGCGCGCTGCGCGTCAGGAATGGACAGTGCGATTTGTTGGATTTGAAACTTGAGCATTATTTACCCTTAGCAGTTGCTTTTTGGATCATTGTACGTTCCACCCCTTCGATGACAACTTCTTGAATGTCACCTTGGGTGGAGTTATTAACCACGTGGCAATTGACCATGGTCATATCAACCATATTGCCGTGATCGTCTTCAATTTGAACTTGAAGAACTTCGCCGACCTTACGATATACCAGTCTTGCCATATTATTTACCGAATGGGATGTCAGTACCAGACATGAACTTCCAGTTGCCGGTATCCAACAGGTGAACGATATAATCCGCGATGGCTTGCGGCTCAGTTTCCAGGCCATGCATGAGCGCCTTTTTCTGGTACTCCGCTGCAAATTCAGGCGTCCAGCCGCGCGTCTTACAGACATTATCTTCAATCTGCTTCGACATGCCGGTGCCACGCAGCTTGTTCGGGCTGATGGAGAACACGGTGATGCCGAATTTCGGCGTCAGTTCGTGTGCCATCTGCTTGGTGATCATGAGCGCCGCAGCTTTGGAGGCGTTGTAGGCCAGGCTGGAGGTCATCGGGATGTGCGCGGCGTTAGACACGATGTTCAGGACGAAGCCTTTGGACTCAATGAGAGTCTTCAAAAGTGCTTGCGTCATATACACCATGCTGAAGGCGTTAACGTCCATGACGTGTTGAGCGCCATCACGAGAAATATCACTAAACCATTCGTTGCGGTTGACGCCTGCACAGTTGATCAGCGCATCGAACTTCTCGTGATAAATCCAGTCAGAGCCTTGTGGGTCGGTGACATCGTCGCCATTGGCGATGTCGTATGTAACCGCGCTGTGACCTTTCGATTTGTTGATAGCGTCAACAATCGCTTTACCAAGACCGCTTGCACCACCGGTAACTAAAATACGCATTTCACTTTCCTTTTCTGTACTTCGTTGAAATTAGATATATTATCGGCCATCCTTGGCCTGCAGTCAACCGTTAATCGTCTTTATCTTCACTTGCGCCGGTTTTGATGTTGTGATTCATAACGCCAATGGCTTCCAGCATTGCGCCGTAAACAGTCAGATCATGAACAGAGTCTTCATGCTTCAGGCCGCTGTTGGTGAAACGGGTAAGCTTGACGATCAGCAGCTCAAACAGATGGTAGAACTTGTGATCAGCGGCCGTATTAAGTGTTACGCCGTCAGGGAACAGAACGGCCATGACTTCGCCCACCTTCGCTGCGTTGTCCTTATAGACGGCGTTACGCTCGCGGAACGTATCGGCCATTTCAGCCAAGACGTCAGCTGCTGTTCGCTGCTTCAACGGTTTTTCTTTTAGCGGCTCTTGTATGCAGCGACAATTTGCCGTTTCTGGCGTTTTAAGCAACTCGCCATGAATAGGGCATGAACTGACATATCTTAAACCGTGAGAAGATCCACCACTGGTAAGGCTGAAATATGTGATTGGGCAAGTGCATTCAGGAACTTTGGCACCGCTCAAAAGATGTTCTGGCACGTTCAAAAGACCAGACAGGAATTTTACGTTTGCGTCGATAGCCTTAGTCAGATCGCCGCCATTAGCAACATCAAAGCCAATGGATGGCGTTGTCTTACCAAGGCCGGTTTTAATGGCGTACAACTCATCCTCTTTGACGCGATCAATCGCGCGCTTCAGATTATATATTTCGGCACCGGGAAAATCTGACATCTGCCAGGCTCTTGCGGCTTTCCTGTTCGAATTGAAGAATCTGAACTGAGATTGAAGCCAATCAATAGCCTTGTGTGAGGCATAAATGCTCAACGATAAATCAAACTTCAGACTGACATCCGCAGGAATGGCATTTTCCGTCTTCGGCAACTCTTCGCCTTTGAACGCCTTGTGAGCAGCCAGTAACGAGTAATAATCAACAGGACAGATCATGGTTGGGCCAGTCAGCAAGAAATGATTCGTTCGAGAGTCCGTGCCAAAATATGCAGAATAAGATTCAACCACATCTGGGCGGTCGTCAAACGTGACCATTTCACACCCTTCGATTCCGTGTTCACGAATGAACTTGTCAAGCTTCGCAGGCTTGAGTTTATCAGAAGGAATTCCGAAGTCTTCTTTGTCACGCATCAGCGCGGCCACCAATGCGGTTTCCCGAACACCGATGTGATTCAGCTGATAGCGGGTTTGGTTCTCGTATTCGCGCGGCCGCGCGGTATTAATTACGATCATCCAACCGCGTTCGGACAAGTGCTTGATCAACATCGCTCCGAACGCAAATGGCCGATCATCCGCCATGGCTTCGTGGTAGCGCTTATAGCGCGTTTCCAAGGGATCAGCCATGTTAATCAGGTGTTGACGATGACGGTCGTCGATGATGCAGTTGTCCATATCGAATACGGCGATTTTACAACCTTTCAGATTACGCATTTATTTATCCTTTCGATTTGCCATCTTTGGCGACTGGGTTATTTGTCAAAGGCGCGGAATCCCAAAACTGAATCCGCAGTTCCTCTTGTTCTTTCGTGGTATCCATCCAAGGGCGATACCAGGCGCAATGAGCCTTACCGTGGCGCGGAAACGCACACTTACCGACGCCGATGCAGGACGGTTGTAACAGAGGATTCGCCCAAGGGTGTACTGATAGCACCTCTGCAACCATGGCTCGGAACACGTGCTGGTATTCTCCCTGGGTGCGAGTGCAAAGGCGGTTCTTGGCCATTTCGCTTAACGTGCGAAGATTGAACTTGGCGGTGATATGCGTCGCCATGTTGGACGGCAGGATGGAGCGCGCATCTTGTATTTCCGCCCCGGATTCGCGAAGCTCCTGATACAAGGCGTCAATGTTCGCCATGCCATCGTCCCATATGGTTGCCCTGCAGTGCTGTGCCTCTTGTTCAGGACTCCAAACGCAGTATGGGTCAGGGTGCTCAAACGCCGCCGGGCGAATGGCGTCAAATGCAGACGACTCTTGAGCGCGGCTGGTGCGCTCCTGATAAGCCCCGGTGCGAGTACGAACCATCTGGTGAGTCATATTCTTGGAGACTTCGGTGATATCAAAGATATAGTCAACGAAGTCAAAAGGAGACTTGATGGTGTCAAGCATGTACAGCCAGTGCTCTTGCTTTTCAGCGTCGGTCATCTGGTCAACCGGCTTTCCTGCCATGCGCGTGTTTTTAGTCTCCAGAAGCAAATCCAGGGCATCGGGTGTGTAGCGAATGAGTTTAACTTTCATGTTGCGCCTTCTTAGTCGTATTTTATTTCAACACGTACAACGCCCTGCGTGTTTACGGTTTTTGTTTGTTCGCCGCCGATGACTTTGCAGAGCAGTTCAAATTGATACTCGGTCACAAGGCCGATGCTATTGACTTCAGCTTCATCGCCGATTCCGAATTCCTCTATGAGGATGAAGTGGCCGTGCTTGGATGAACTAGGCATCGCCAGAATGACGTGCAAGTCCATCTGTTGGCCTGTTATCGGCGCCAGACGTTCATAGAGGTCGGTCATAATCTTACTCCTTAATTGGGTAAGATGATTATGGCGCCTAATAGCGCCATCGTCAATAGTTGAGTGGAGTATTTTGTAACTTGATACACGCATCAGAGTTTCAGAAGCTTCTCGCGGCCGTACTGAGAAGCGTTGATCAAGCGCTCAATCTTCGGTAGGTCGTCGGCAACATCGTCCAGCAGGATGTTGCGCCAAGTAGCGAAACGCCCCAATGAGAAGATGTTGTATTGGTTGGTGAGTTGGTAAAGGGTAGATTCTCTGGCGCGGGCTTCCAAGTCCATGATCTTGCCATAGGCTTGGTCTACCACTTCGCCAGCGTCAAAGTCAATATCCTTACCAGACAGACCAAATGCCGCAGCCGCAGATACTGCGTTGTTGTGAGTTTGGAAGTTGTTCATTGACTCAACGATTAGGACGTCGCCAGTGATGGATGCGCGGAAAAGACTGATGTACTCATCCGGGAAATAAATGGTTTGGTACACGTCACAAGGTGTCTTAACCTTATAACGTGCAACGGTGATTGGCGCGCGCTTGAACCCTTCCATCAAGTCAAAACCTTCAATCCCCAAAATCTTGAGGATAACCGGAAGCGGCGCGGTATTGATCCACGATGCCCCTTGAACGTTGATCGAGGATGCGTCAATAGGGGCGTTGAAATGTAGCCGCCCTTCGCTCTCCAGTCGATCGCAGAGCGTCTCATAGAAGTCGTCCGGGGCGATGTAGCGATCACACTCTTCCAACTTCATAATACTGCGACCGGCGATAGAGCCGGTTACTTTCTTGGCATACATGTTCGCAAGGCTTACCGGGCACTTGCCCTGATAGATATTGCCGTTGTGATGGACTTCTTTGTATACGCGAACCTTGCGGAATGGAACGCCAGTGATGTTGGATACGTCGTCGGAGCGGAAGCGGAGAAGGGCTTTGTGCATTTGTTTACGTGGGCCGGCTTCAAACACATGAGCGCCACGGAAGTGATGCGCGGCAATAAGGCCAGCAAGGCCGCCGCCGATAATGTTGATGTTGTTCATTCGATATCACCGAAGTGGATGGAGTAATAGGCAATTCAATTATAGCTGAATTTCAGGCAAAAAGAAAGGCCAGGTGGGAGACTGGCCTTAATCGCTACACTAAACTACATCCGAAAGAGTATTATGTTACCAGCTGCAACTGGAGAGTCAAACAATAATACCCTAACGGATTGTGTCGGTCAACCTTATTCGGCGTGACCCTGTTCAACACCTTCCACTGGCTCACCAGCAGCGGCTTTGTCAGCGGCTTCCAGCTCTGGTTCCTGCGCCGGAGCATCAACGACGATGAACTCCAGGTGGCCCATTTCTTCCAGCTTGGACAGGAACTGACGCACAGGGTTGCTGTACAGCAGACCTTTCACACGCTCGCCAAAGGCGTTGATCTCAACCGGCTCACCGATTACGCAGTTTTCTTTGATGTACTCAAATACTTTGCCGCGAATCGAATACGCCTGCGGGGTGGACAGGCCGTTACCGGTGTAGATGAAGTGGGTTGCGCGTGGACGGCGACCGCCTTCAACTTTGTTCGCTGCTTTACGATCAGCCAGCGCCTGGCGACGGGCTTCGGCTTCGGCTTTGCGCGCCTGCTTGGCGGCTTCGGCAGCTTCTTTGCGCTCGGCGGCTTTCTGCGCGCGCGCTTCTTCTTTGGCCTTTTTAGCTTCAGCTTTCAGCTGCTCTTTTTCAGCGTCTTTCTTCAGCTTCTCTTCAGCGGCCTTGGCCTTGGCTTCTTCTTTGGCCTTGGCGCGCTCTTCAGCTTTTGCAGCGCGCTCTTGCTCACGCTTGATCTGGCGCTCTTTGGCGGCGGCTTCAGCTTTTTCTGCGCGCTCTTTCGCTTTGGCTTCGCGCTCTTCCTGACGCTTTTTGTTCTCAGCGTCACGCTTTTCCTGGCGCAGGCGGTTGGCTTCTTCGCGCTCCGCTTCTTTCTTCTTGCGATCAGCTTCACGCTGTTCCGCTTTGGCTTGGCGCTCAGCTGCGATGCGCGCTTCTTTCTGCTCTTTGGTTTCAGCTTCTTTAGAAGCGCCTTTCTTTGCTTTCTGTTCCATGAGACTCTCCAATTACATTACATTTAAGTTTAGGGGCGATTCCCCTTGGTGAAAACAATTATCTCTTTGCCCAGTAAATAAGGCAAGTATTTTATTTGGGAATTCTAAATAAATTTTACCATCTGGAATTCCCAGCGTAAATATAAGTAAAGGTGTTCGCGTCAGTTCTTTCTAAAGAACATAAGATTCTTGGCCGCGCGGGTTATTCCCGTATACATCAACTTGTGATACGGCGACGCTGGAAGTGTTTCCTCCATCAATAATACGTTGTCCCACTCACTACCCTGGGATTTATGAATTGTCAATGCGTAACCGAAATCAAAGCCGCCCTTGGCCTTTTGGTGCATCTGGCGTATTTCATATTCATCCGCCTCAAAGCAATTAATATTAAAGAATGCTTTGAATTCGCGGCCATCCGTTAATGAACGTAGAACAATCCATGAAAGACCTTCGTTCTCCTGCTTGGCGGCCTCTTCAATATTCAATTCCTCATACCCAAGCACTATTCCCTGCTCGCCATTGAAGAACCCGCATGTGTGCTGGTTGAAGGTGCATATGACCTTTTCACCTATGGCCGGGACGCGACCTGAGTACCCAAGCGCGACGCGCGCACGCGTGTTCAGGTAGTTGCGGGTGCTGTTGTATGCGCAAAGCATCACGCTATCTTCGCCGGTGTGGTTCAAGATGTCCCGCTGAGTCGGTCGGCCAATCCTTACCTTTACATCGTCGTACTCACGAACAGGCAAGCGTCCACCTTTGCGAACGAAGAATGAAGCCCTGATGATGTTGGACTCTTCACCCTGGCGCATGATCTGCTCCAACAGTGAATTCTCACGCCCTTCCTTAAAGTAGGCCTTTCCTTTTACCGGCTCAACCTGGCCGATGTCGCCAAGCGCCAGGATTGGAATATTCAATGCCAGAAGGTTGTTAACGTCCCATTCACTTACCATGCAAGCTTCGTCCAGAACAATCAGCAGCGGGCGAACGTCAAGCGTGCCTTTGGAAACGAAAATTGGCTCATCGTCAATTGTCTCTCCAACGACTCGGTAAAGGAATGAGTGGAGGGTGGTTGCGTTGGGAGCGCCTTTAAGGCGCAACCGGCTCGCAGCCTTACCCGTTGGGGCGATGAAGACAACCCGGTCGCCTGCACACCGCGTAGCCACGAGCTTTGCCACCGTCGTCTTACCCGTGCCAGCGTAGCCCGAAAGGAAATAGACTTTAAGCCGGTGTCGGCCGTCCCTGAATCCCTTGTACCATTGAACTGCATCTTTGACTGCCGCGTCTTGCTGCGGATTGAGTATCAGATCACTCACGTGTTCTCCTTAATGGGAACCATTTTCGACAAATCGAGATAGATTGGTTTGAAAACATCTAATGGATCAATGATCTCGCCATCTATCGTGTTAAATTCCAGTCGGTGCTCTCCTATCCATCGATCACTTGCTTTATCATATCTTACCATGATGTTATAGCAAAACGGCAGGTTGATAATCCTACAGTCAACCACGACGCCTTGGTGAGTGAACTCACTCATAGATTGGACTCCATGGCTTGGCGGTGCTTGTTTCAATCCAAAGTTTCTCGTCATCAAAACACTCTCCTGTCTTTCTGCTGAAACGTCGGCCATACATATCAACAGCCCAACGCTTGGTGACTCGCACGTGAATCTCTCTTGCTACAATGCGCCCGTTCTTCGCCTTATAGCAAAGATAAACGTTGTGGGTGAATTTGTGCATCTTATACATCCCAGGCAGTCCTGTGTCTGGGAACAGCGTTACGGTATTAAGGTCAATCTTTTGACGAAGTTCTGGATCAGGATTTGCAAAAATTCCGACCTCAACGCCAGTCTTCAGGTCAAAGGCGGTTCTCTGCGTGTCTATGTAGTGCAGCCGCGTCTTTTTAAACAGCGCAGTCCATGTAAACTCGAATGGATAACGCTTTGGGTCTAACTGCTTTACCTTAGCAGTGAATAGTTCATCAAATTTCTTCATCGCTATCCTCAATAGGGTTTCGCTAATCCATTTATTGGTATTATAATAGCTACCGTCAATTAGCGAAAGCAACTAAACTGGTGGAGAATATATGAAGCGGAAAGTAAACATGAACCTTAACCTGAGTGGCGTTGCATACTACGTTCGATGGGCGATTGGCAGTGGCCAATTCGCTCAGATGGTTCTTGATCGCCAAATCAAAGAGGTGATCGGCGCGATGGATCAACTATCGAATGGCGTTGAGGTCGTCGCCGACGAAGTCAACCTGCCAAAGAAGCGGAGAATTAAAGTTGCCGACTAACCAAAAGCCCAAGGGAAAGTTCACAATCCCTATCACCATTCACAAGCTGCGGCCTGGCGGCAAGTCTTATAATACGTCGGCCAGAGAGACGGCCAATTATGTCATTTCTGCTGACGGCATCCGCTTCCACAAGCGCAACCACCTGCAGGTTGGTGACTGGCCTTCAGCGCAATTTGAATACAGGAACGTAAATGAACAACAGAGAGTGGACTGAACAAGCCGCGCGATTCCTTGATGAGCTGGCCAAAGGGCTGCCAGAGGATGAGCGCTTAATGGTCGGCTACGCTGAAGAAGCAACCGTGCAGCTTGACGATAAAGGGAAGAAGGTCAACGGCGGTTGGTGGCCTAAACCGCATCGCAGCGGCAAGCCGATTGATATATACAAAAACTGCTACATCTGCATATCATCATCCATCAAGACGCCAAATCCAAAGACCGGTGAGCTTCGCTACTGGCGCGGCGAAACGTCGTTTGGGCACGGCGTTGCCCTCATGGTTGACGATATCGGGAACGGTAAAGGCTCCAAGGGAGACTTCACGCTTGATCAATTCCTAGCCATCGCCGAACCAACTGCTGTTGTTGAAACTTCGCCCGGCAACTTCCAGCTTTTCTACTTCATGGAAGAGCCTGTTGCAGATATGCTTTACTTCAAAGCATTCCTAAACTGCTTCGTCGCCAACGTCCTCAAGAAGGGCGGCGACAACACGATCAAAGACATCGCTCGCTTCGGGCGCATGCCTTGCGGGATCAACAACAAGCGCGGCAAGGACAACGAATATAAATACATTGTTGACGGAAAACCTTGGAAGGTAAGGTTGGAGCGCGCGAACTATGGTGTTCGCTATACGCCTGAAGAGTTGGCCGCGCGGTTCGGCTTCTCAATCGTACTGCCGCAAAAGCGGATGATCCCAATCGTTGAGGATGAATACAAGTTCGACGCAATATGGATGAAGCTTGCTGAGCGTATTCTGTCCAAGGCAAAGATGGGCGAAGGTGCTGGCGGCGACGTCAATATGAATATGTCTGGGAAGTTCCGTATCCGTTGCCCTTGGGGTGAAGAGCACACCAATGGCGACCCATACGGCGCTTACTTCCGTGGCCCAATACCAGGGGCTGAGCACAGCTTTGTGTTCGGTTGCGGTCACGACTCCTGCCGCAAGGCCGGGCGAACCTGGGCGCCATTCGTTGATGAAATCGTCATGCCTTATATAGAGGCAGAACTGGAGGCGGCGAACCGATGGGGTGCAACGTGGAAAATTTAAACAAGGGCAAACCCATACTCGTTTTGCTGGCCGGACGGCCTGTTGGGCCAATCGTGGCTGACGAACTTGAATATCCAATAGACTTCTACACAGATGAAGAGCCGATGACCGCCAAACAATCAATGTTGCGTGGTCGGCCTGATCTTCTCAAGGAGTCGTGGCGCAGAAAAGGCAAGAGATAGTTCACTAGACGTTTGACTATCAACCGATAAGGGATTATGATTACTTCATAGTCCCTTATTATTTAGAGGATCATATGAGCGAAGAGTCCAAGTGGAATGCCTACCAGCAGGCAAAGGCTAAAGAGCGGATGAAGTATGACAAGAACCTTCCAGAGGATTGCGAAGGTTGCATGTCTGGTCGCCGATGGACAGTGCAAGAGCAGGTCAATTTGATTCGTGCGCTGAAACAGGACAACAGCATCAGTGGACTTTGCACGCTTATGAATAGGCCACGCTATGGGATTCTTTCAAAGATGGCTAAGATGGGGCTTGTTCATATGCAACCGGCGATAGGCAACTATAAGTACAGAGGAAAGGCGCAATTCGCTTACATCGCGGAAGTAATCTCAAAGAAGCGATTTCATTCCATGCCAGAGCCGGTGCAGCAAGAGTTGATAGCACGTGGTTGGGGCGTTGATCAGCAAAGGGTAATAGCTCCATATTGGTGGCGTAGAGCTGTTATTAAAGACGATATCAGGAGACATAAATGAGTCACGATTGGCTAACTCAGCGCGCAATGCTGATGACAAGAGTTTCAGAACTTGGTGAAGATACATACAACTTCGCCACACGTATTCAGATCATCAAGAACCAGGCCAAGCGTTCCGGCGTTGAGGTGGACGAGGCAAGGATCAGTGAGATAACGTCATTGCTTGAGGCTGCCCGCGAAGAAAAAGCGCGTGTTTGGTCGCAAGTACAGGCCGGTGACTTGGTGGAGGCCGCCCGCAAGCAAGAGCTTGATTTTTGTCGCCGAATCTCTGAAGCCAGAAAGATCACAGTGGTGCCCGGAAACGCCCTGGAATTAAGTGCCAGCGAGCTTATGACGCTCGCAGCGGCTCTTACCGCCTTCATGAAGGACATCGAAGTGTTGAACGCAGATGACTCACGCGATATGTACAACGCGCATCGTCGCAACATCGAATCCCTCATCAACAAGTTTGAAGACTACGCCAACGAGAGAGGTCTGTGATGTGTCTTCCTAAAAGCTTAACCATCGCGCAATTCACTATTATCATGCTGTTGTTGATATTTGCAACAGCCATGGGATCGATGCTGTTGATTTATTTCATAGACTATCAGCAGAAAGCAGCTCCTATATTTAATATCGCTATGACGGCATTGCTGTTCGAAGCGATGATTTTGGGATTTGGCGCAGCGGGGATGGCGAAATGAACATTGATGCACTGAAACGAACCGTTCATGCGATGAAACATTCGCCTGTTGATAATTACGCAGGTATTCCCGGCCTCACCAGCTGGCTTATCGGCGCAGGTATTAGTCCAACTCATGGAGGTATGCGTCTGTTCACTTGCCTTCGTAACCACCAAGAGCCTATCATACCGCACAGCCACCGCTATGATCTGCACTGCATCGTTCTAGCAGGCAAAGTCCAAAACCTGATTTGGAGTCCAACTGTTTCTTCAAGCGGCGACCGATTCACATTGTCCAATCTAAACTACTGCGGCAAGCCAGGCTCATACAACATCAGCCAGTCTGGCAGCGGTTACTATTCTGCGAGCAGTTGCAACTACACTGCCGGGGAAGAATATTTGATGGACAGTAAAACAATACATTCAATATTCTTCAGTCGCGGCGCGGAGGTTCTGATAATCGAAAGCGCGCCCAAGAGTGATACATCTGCCATTCTTGAGCCACGTATCGGCGATGAAACAATTCGCACGTTCCAGGTTCAACCTTGGGCTTTCCAGCAGCGCAAAGAGGATAAATAAAATGACTTCCAATTGGATCAAGTGCAGCGAAAGGCTTCCAGAATCAAAAGATGAATCTGTGTTAGTCTGCTCACTAACTGGCTCCCCGGAGGGTAATTTTGGATTCCCAGTCGGCGGTTACGATATGGTTCACATACAGGATTATTTCGATGACGTTGGCGACGGGACTGATGAGAATGGAAATCAGAAATATACAAAGTTATACATAAGCGCCGGGATAACCCATTGGATGCCATATCCAGAACTTCCAAAGGAATAGAACACCGATAGCGCTTTACTCAGAAATGATAAGGCGCTATTATTTATATATAGTTCATAGTTGAGAGGTTGGTATGGGTTGGCTGGATACAGCTGAAGCTGCTGAAGAGTTCGCGGCGATGAAAGCCAAGGATTTGAAGGTGCGCCATGAAATGTCATTCTTGCGATTGTACAGTGCAGCAAAGCAAGCGGTGAAGAGTAAGGAGTTTGCTAAGACTGGTGTGGGATCAGCGCCATATCAATTCTATGGCGCGAAGTGGTGCGGGTTTCAAGCCGCGACTGAGCACGGAGTACGATGGAAGGAAACCAAGCATCTTGAGATAACGGTTGCCCTTCTAAAGCTGACCGTGCATTGGGTGAGGTAGACTATGCCAAAGGCTGAAGATATCATTTACGACAAGATGATGGAGCTTGTCAACCGGCGCGAAAAGGCCTGCAAGATTCAACCTGCCTGCCCGCAATGCAGCACAAAGCAAGTGCAGATTATTGACTGGTATACAGCAAAGGTGAAGTTTAAGTGTCGCCAATGCAAGTGCCGGTTTGAACTGTTAATAACCAAAGAGGGTAACAAACATGAACGCAATCGTGTCATTTCTCGCAGGGGCGCTGACGGTCGTTTTTCTTCTGGCGACCCACGTGATGAATCAGGCGAATGAAGGCAACCAGTTGGCCATGGCCTTGGTCGCCGCGACTCGTTACAAACTGCAACAATATGGGGTGATGTAATGGATAACTATGAAGCGAACCTCCGCGTGCAGTTGTTAATGACTAACAATGTACTCGCAACTTTGAGCGATATGAATAAAGACGACCAGGCTGTTAAGGCGCTTTGGAATATCAACTCGAACATCGCCGATGGACTGCGCTCAGAGCTGGCTGCCTGCCTTAAAACGCAAGAGCGCATCGAAGCCGGTAACAGCCCGGTGATCCCGCCATACGTCAGCCCATTGTCTACGCTAGAAGGGCTGACCGGCCTGGGCTATTCACTTAAAACCTGTGATGGCAAGTATGAAACGTTCATGGGAAACAGCGGCATGTACAGCGTCCGGCGCAATGGAGAGTCATGGCTTGGCACAACCGACACATGCGGAAACGGGTATCAGCTTAGCCTGCTGCAGATGATTGAGAAACTCGATCACAAGTGCAAATACTATAGCGATTTGGCTATTAAGGCGGCCAAGTGAAGCGCATGGCCATTGCATTATCAACCATCGGCCTTTCCCTCATCCTGACTGGCTGCTACAAGCAGGCAGAAGAGACGATGAAGGCAGGAAATGACATCGTGGTTGAGAAGTTGTTCGAGCACAACGGCTGCACGATGTATCGTTTCAAAGATGCAGAGATGGTTTACTGGTCTGACTGTCGCGGAGGCACACAATATGAAGTAACGCGCAGCAACGGTAAAGTCACAACCAAAAAGCGCCACATGGAGATCACCAATGACCGGTAAATTCACTCTTGACGGCCAATCCGTCAAAAATATTTTGCATGACCACGTCAACCGCCTTAAAGAACGCGCGCAAGGCGCTCTGTCTGACAGTCGATTCGCAGACGCAGCGCGTATCGCCAGTGAAGCGGCTGTTGCCGAGGCATTCAGCAAAACAATCATGACTGGGCGCAAATACTCTTTTGAAGAGCACGTGTCAGTCGTTGAAGCGCCATTCGTGCCGGGAGAATTGTGATGTATGACGTTGTAGCTGGCATCCTTGCGCGCATGCCAAAGCAAGAACCGGCCTGGAACTATCCGTGTTACGGCGATGAAGTAATATTCAAGGATGAGTATAATAATCTTGAACGTCGCGCTATAATTATCTCTCACCACCCATACTCGCCGCTGGGAAGTCTCAACAGCAACATCTGGGTGGCCCATCCAATCGACGAAAACGGCGTTGTGGAAACCGGTAACAAAATCGGCGTCAAGCAATCCGAGATTGTCAAGGTGATAAGGAAACAGAAATGTACGTCTTGATACTAATCGTCACATTGACCAGCGCCTATGGCGACGGCGGCCAGGCGCTACAGACAGAGCGCGTTGGCTATTTCCAAACTAAGAAGTCGTGCGACGACTCAGGCGCGGACGTGAGTTCTGTACAGCGGCGTGATATGGCCGGCGTGAGCGACTCTTCTCACGCTAACGCAACGCTAGTTACTTCTCACAAGTGCGTATTCGTGGAGGGTAAATGAGCAGCGTATACTGTCAATCCAGTTGCACGTCCAAGTCCAAGCCGGTGCTGTATCCCAACTCGTTCAAGCGCGATGAATCGGCATACGTCGATGAGCGTTGCACGTTGTTCGCCTATGATGCAGGCCACCACGGGCGCATGACGGTGCTTGACCGTCCAACCGGCTATGGATACGGCATCCGTGACGTCGAAACGGGCTACCGTGAAACCTACTCCCATTGGCGCCACGATAGCCTTAACTTCTGGCTTGCTTCCGGCGGGCGCGACATCATCCGCGAACTGTCACATGGCGAACGGCAGCGCTGCGGCATGGCCTGGGACGAAGCTGTTGAGTGGGTTAAGCGTCACAGCAACACCGTTGTCGGTTTCTCCCAAAGCTACAACGAAGCCCCACCATGGTATCGCGGCGGCGACCTCCAGCCACGCAACTACATGAACGGCACATGGCAGAACTGGGTCGCGCCTGCGGTCGATTACAGTCAATCACTGAGAAGGAAACGGGACTATGGGTCACTATGACGAGCAGTACGAAGAAGATGCGCGCCAGCGCCGTGCAGATATGGTGTCACGCCAATCAAGCTGCAATCATGAGTTGCGCGTTCACGCAGTAAACGAGTACGCAGAGCCGGTAAAGCTGGCATGCCAGCGCTGCGGCCTTATCACCGACGTTAAGAAGCGTCAACCACAACCAATCACCATAGAGATCACCGGAAATGACTAAATTAATCACCTCACTCATCGGCTTCGCAATCACCTATCTGTTGTTGGCCGCAATGGTTTACGGCAACTACTTCAGCGAATCAGGCGTGCTCAGCGTCGCGGTGTTCATCTACTGGGTGCTGATCATCATCGCGCCAGTCGCTATGGTTCTGTCGCTCGTCGGCGTCTTCACCATCCCCAAAAAGCCAAAGGCCGAGCGCTACCAAGCAATCGTCGATGCCCTCAAGGCATACAAGCCTTACGGCGCGTTCAAGATAACCTACAGCGTCATTGTAACGCTTATCATCACCGGCCTGATCGCCTACAGCGGCTACATATTCACCGCCGTTGTATACGTCATTTCAGTCTGCTTCTCAACATTCGTGCGCGCAATGATCCGCGACCAACTACTGGCCTATGAGCGCCAGCTGCTCGGCTTCAACGCGGTGCGAGACGGCCAGCGCCCAAAGGTGAATTAATACAGCGCCCGCTGCCAGTCGCGGTTTCCCTTTAACCGTAAATTAACGTAAGCTATCCGTCCTGGCCGTTCTATAAATGAGCGGCCATATTCCAGACGCCGCCTGAGTATCCTTACAAGGACAGCGACGTGCGGAATATGTAGATAAGAGAGTCAACTGGATAAACAGTCATAATAGTGGGAGTGGACATTAATGTCTATCGATGATCAATCAACAAATAATGAATACCCAGACGGAGACGCTGAGAATCAACTGCCATTTGACTTCGCAGCGTTGAGCAGCGCTGAGATGGGTGACTCACAAGAATCCATCGAGGCAGAACAAGAGGTTGAAAGAGCAGTAATCAATATGGAGCACCGTCGCAAGAAGTCGGATGAGCTGATAGATGATTGCTACGATGAGACTGACATCATTCAACGGGCAAAGAAAATCGCTCTCCTTGAGGGCTTCAACTTTCCTCATATCAAGCCAGGCAACCCGAAAGACCCAACCGACATCGGCGGTAAAGCCATCGCGGCCTCAGACGTAAACCGCTGGCATGCCTTTGACGTGTTATTCGCCAACGGCTCCGGGCGCGTGCCCTACCCTCATATCGACGAATTCAGCGGGCGCATGGTCGATCATAATGGCCGTCCCTTCGGTAAGAACGACTTGAACATCCGGCCAATCCTCGAAGCGCTGGACGCCGCGGGGCTAACCAACCCGACCGCCAAGGCCGTTACCGAGTCTTACCGCGATTGGGCTAAGGGACACTCAGGAAACAGCCTGCTCAACTATTTCGAGAGCAAGATTAAGGACTGGGACGGCGTTGAGCGCCTTGAGTGTCTTGTTGATCTCTTCAAATGCGAGGATACGCCACTAAACCGTCAGTTCAGCAAATACTTCTGGCTTTCGCTATACAACCGAATCGTCAACCCAGGATCAAACGCACCAATCAGCCTGGCATTAATCGGCGGCCAGGATGCAGGTAAATCATTCTTCTCCATCCAGTTGTGCTGGTACTTGATGGGCGACCGTGGCGCCAAGCCTATCATGCTGGACTTCTCCGAGCGAAATTATGGCAACTTCCTGCGTAAGATAACGGGCAAGTCAATTGTGGCCAACGTTGGTGAGATGACCGGCTTTAAAAAGGCAGACATCAACCGCATCAAAGACTTTGTCACGCAATCATCAGATGAGTTTGACTTTAAGTTTGAAGACTCAATCATCAAGCCGCGCCAGTGGATTACCATTATGGATGGTAACTCATACGACGGTCTGCAGCGTGACGATACGGGCAACCGGCGATTCTATCCAATGTTTGTCGGTCAGGTTCCTGACGAGAACGGTCAGCCAACTTGGTATCGCAAGCCTGACACGTCCGTTGCCCACGAACAATTCAGCGTAGACTATACAGGATTTGAAGAGAAGATCTGGAATATCATGGGTGAGTGCCGCGCTTGGATGGATGAGCACGGTCATAATGGCTACGCTACCATGATCAAACAGACGTCGAACGCGGTGTCTCAATTCTCTATCGAGGAAATGGAAAGAGCGCGCGGCGTCATCAAGGATGAAGGACTTGAAGACTTCTTGAAAGCTATTTTGATTTGCATGCCTGTTCAGCACCAGACCGCTCACAATGCTAAGGTTAAGGGCGCTATCTATCACCACGCCATGATCAAGCACGTCATGAAGAAGATGTTCAATCATGACACTTGGGGCAAGACGATGGGGAACTATATGAAGGCGATTGGGTTCATATCATTGGGCCAGCGTGGCTTCATAATCCCTTATCCTGACTCATTTAAGGCGCTTAAAATGGCTGAGATTGAGAATGAACTAAACTATATCGTCATGGCTGGCTTAAAGAATTATGAGCGCGGTGAGTATGATCGTGAAGTGTGCGCTGCTGATATTCAGATGTTCAAGAGTGCATATGGTACACAAATTAAGAATTTGCTTGCGCCGGAGGGCGATGGATTCTAATTCTGATATTAATAATTGAAATATTTTCGTGGGCTGGCCTCTGTGCTGGCCCTTTTTATTTGTGGTGATATGGTTGGCGTGGTATGTGGGATGGCGAGTTGTGATTGTCGGTTGTGGTTCGTGGATTGTGGGAAGAGCAGAATTTGTTGATATTTGTTGGTTGTGGTTCGTTGATTGTGGATGGCCGCTGTGTGGGATCGGTCGATTTTCGTGCTGCTGGGCTTCCTACTTTTCGAAAATTGTAAAAGTAAAAATAAAAAACTTAACAGACTTTGCTGGCTCTATGGTGCGCCGCGACTGGGCTGAAAAATCTATACTGGGTATAAAAGGTACTTTTCGTTTTTTTATTTCTAAGTCTGCAAGCTATAAGAAATACGAAAAAGAACGAACCATTAAGCGTACACTCCCATTTCTAGAGTCTATTAAATCTGTTATATAATTTATATAAAGTAATAAGTAACCCAATATAGAATCGGAGCCATATATAAATCAGCGGCTTACAACAACACAAATAATTTCATCGATTGCCAGCATAATTCAGCGGCAAATTCCAATCAGCCACAAACCCAGCTGCGGCGCACCATAGAGCCAAATCCACGCCCACCACAGGCGGCAATTATAAACCAGCGATTAAAATTTAACCTATACCAACTCGCAAAATATTCTGATCAGTCACGACAATCACTCAGAAATATTTTGCTTGACTTACAAGCACACCCACGATATAATCGCGAGCATATACGCATACGACTGGAAATCACAAATGGATTACGATCACGAAGACCAAAATGAAGAGTCAATCCTCTCCGCCTCAGAATTGCGCATGGAGCAGGTAGCGAACAACAACTCACATTTGTTCGACAAATACATCGCATTCCGCATCAAGGGCAAAAACCCTGTTGTGTGTCTGCGCATGACATTCGGCGATGCGTATCTCAAAGACGGCCAGGCAATCTCACGCGTGTACGGTCTTGAGTCAAATCCATACTTCATCAAACAGTTCGCCGACCGTTTGACAGAAATAGACTTCAAGCAACTGTGGAACCCAAAAGAGGCAATCCATCTGCTGCTGACCATCGCTCACGGTGTGGACGTCAAAGACCAAGCGCGTCTCAACGCCATCACGCAGCTCAACGTGCTCAGCGGCATCACCATGGTGGACGGCACAGGCAACCAGCGCGTCACGCGCGGCTTGGCGGATTTCTACGCAGACAACGGCGTTCCCCAGCTTGGTGCCACGCCCCCGTACCAAGACCCATCAGCAGACACAGTGAAACACTAAGTCTCCAGCCAGCTGACCCAAGGACGGGTCAACCCACCATCCCAACCGAGTTACACCAGTACGACACGTCAAAAAAATAAGCATGCTTTGTAGGAGGGGGGGTGCGCGACCAACGATCAGCCAGTCACGCACATAGAAAAAATAAGCATGCTTTGTATACGCCCAAAAAAATAAGCATGCTTTGTAGGAGAGGATACAGCCACCAGCAACAGCCACAACGAATCAGAATAACACCAACCACGAATAAATCCAGACGCCAATTGCACCAAAGATGAACAACACCGCGAATACCAACGGCCAGCCATTGACCACCAGCCAAAAGCGCCAATGAGACTTTGGATCGCCACGCAGCCGATCAATGATGAGCAACTCAAACAGCACGCAACCAAACGACGCAATCAGCATCACCAAATACCACTCATGAGCCCACACAACGAATCCACCCATAATTACTCCAGCATTCTCAAGGCGACCATCAACAGCCACCAGCAAACAAACAGAGCGCCACCCATGATGACGATGATGACGCCCAACCCAATCCACCAGCTAACCATATCAACTATACCATCAAACTCACACATACTTAGGCTCCTAACCAAAATCTCTCAAAATCTTCTAAATGTCTAGACGGCTAAACGGCTAAACTCACCCGAATCGCCCTATACCGCTATTATACCCGAACCCTCAAAAAACGGGTGTAGAGCCTTCTAAATCGTACACCGCGCCCTTAAGTCAATCTTACCGATACTACCCTAAACCCGCGCGGCGATAACCCAGCTATGGCCGTTTTAGAGCGTTTAAACCCGACCCAACGCGCCCAATGCTAAGCCATCGACCTACTTACCCTGTGATACCGTATTACCCTAATATAGAACGCCGTATAGAACACCGGAGAGCCGTTAACGGACATTTTATAAAACCTGCTCTTAGCCTATCGGAAACCCTAAACGCGAAAAGGCCGCCCGGAGGCGACCTTAGTTAGATAATAATTACGTTAGGAGATTATATTTCTTCGATATCGAAACCTTTCGCCCCGAATAAATCTACTTCGTCCGTGTCGTTGCCGTTTTCGTCTTTAACGTATTCGGCGTAAAAAATAATAAGGCACTTACGACCTAAATCGATAGCGAAATTATATTCGACGCCGTCGATCTCCAAAGAGCCGTCCGAGCTAGTATCCCGCTCGTCGTCGTCGAAGAATTCCCCGGAAATAACGTCGAATTCCTCTTCGCTTAATTCGCGCGTAATTTTAAGACCGATATAAGACGCTAAAGCGCTTTCGAAAGTAACGTAGCAACCGGCATCGGCGAACTTAGCCGCGTTAATAGTTTCGACGGTAAATTGCATTTTAAATCCTCTTAAAGGTTAAATAAGAGCGCCGAAATCGACGCTCGGAATATTACGCTAAATAATCGCTTTCGCCGTTTTCCCACATTACGATAATAATACCCTTCGCGCGGAAAACGTAGACTTCGGCGTTGCAACGCTCTTCCATTTCCGAACCGGCGTTTTCGATATAGGCGTAGGAAAGGACGTAATCGGCATCACCCGGATTAGGCGCGACTTTAAAATCTTCGAAGTCGAAATAGGAGAAGTCGCTAGAGCCGAAGAAACGACGGACAAAATTCGAGAGACTTTCTTTCTTAACGTCGCCGTTAGGGAAGGTATCGGCAGCGGTATAAGCGAAAGCGGTTTTAGGGTTAGAGAATTGCATTTTAAAGCCCCTTTAGGGTTAGGCCGGGCGACCTATTCGCCCGACTCAATAAATATATTATAGGAAACTACGCCGAATAAGTCTACACTTTTATTCGAAATTTTCTTCGTTAATTTCGGCGAGTTCGAATTCGACAGAATCGCGACCGAAATTAAACGTAGCCTTACCTTTCGCCTTTAATACCTGCCGGAAAGCGATGTGTTTCGAATCGGGCAATTTAAGCGCCGCGAAAGCCTTACGAAGCGACGCGAATTCTAACGCCTTACCCCCTACGCGGGCGACTACGGCGTGTCGGGTGAGGCGTTTCGCCGCAACTTCGGGGTTAGTCCAGCTCGCCGCGATAGACTCGGAGAGGGAGCGCTTAACCGGTTCGGCTTCTACTTCCGGCGCTACGGCTTCGAGGGCGCGAAGGTCGGCCAGGGCGCTTTCTAATACTTCGCGGGTACGGCGCTCTGCCGTCTTACGGTCGGAGAATTTCTTAACCGCTTTTTCCGCGTAAATATTATGGGTCGCGACGAGTTCGGCCGTTTTGACGGTAGCGATGTTAGCGAGGTCGAATTCGATAGAAGCGATAGAGTTAGCGATAGTAGTCATTTTTAAATCCTCTTAGAAGGTTAGTTTTAACAGCTCGGGCTTATTCCCTAACCGTTAAATATATTATAGGCGCAGATGTGAGCTAAGTAAAGCGAATATCGAAAAATAATTAAAATATTTTCTAGTGTGAGTAACGCCTATCGAAGGTCACATTTCGATCGTCGGTGTCTATCGTGTTAGGCCGGGCCAGCGTATGGGTCATAGTTGGGCGATCGACTTTCGACGTAGGTAGGTAGCCGGATGTGATTAGATGTGTTAGCGGGTGTTGGAGGTGGATTGTGGTGGGGCGGGTGTAAGTGGTTGAAAAATAAGTGGTTTCGTTAAGGTAGGTGTCTGGGCAAGGGC